CATTTTTCAATAGAATGTTGTTGACAACCGATTGCTAAAAAGTGTTTATTAAAAACAATTAAATAAGTATCTAATTGCATACTTTTAAGCTCTTTCATATTTCCTATGCAGTATTGATAACTAGCCCGTTTGAAGTTAGCACCTCTGAAGTCAGCATCAATGAAGTTAGCACCTCTGAAGTCAGCATAACTGAAGCTTGCACCTCTGAAGCTTGCACCTCTGAAGTTAGCACCTCTGAAGTCAGTATCAATGAAGTTAGCGCCTCTGAAGTTAGCACCTCTGAAGTCAGCATCACTGAAGTCAGCATCACTGAAGCTTGCATAACTGAAGTTAGCACCTCTGAAGTTAGCATCACTGAAGTTAGCATCACTGAAGCTTGCACCTCTGAAGTCAGCATAGCTGAAGTTTGCACGATAAAAAGATATTTTAGCTCTTAATGCTCCTTTTAATAGCTCAAACCACGAATTACATTCCAACTCAAAAATAACCTCTTGTGTGTCCCATCTTTTTAATTTCATCTTATTCCTTTAATTTGTAATAAAGCCAAGCATTACTGCCCGACTTCATCCGGTCTCATACCATCTGCACTAATTCCATCAAGTACGCCCATATCTGGTTTAGTCGGTAAAACCTCTCCTGTATCTGCATCAACATATTCATGTGCAACTTCTACTTCAATATCTTCTAAGAGATCTTTCTCTTTTTCTTTTTTAGCTTTAGCAGCTCTTTTTTAGTAGATTTTTTAGGACTTGCTATAATTGCATTTAGATCTGCTGTTTCATCTTCATTTGATACTGTTGTTTCTATAATGCGAGTATCTTCAAGCTCCTCGACTGTTTGCGTACCGAACTTAACTTCAAGTACTCATCTATATCGTCAATATTTGGTAGTTTTATTGCCATTATACTTCCTTTTGTTTATCTGTGTTAATATTTTATCGCAATTTTTGTTACCTATCAAAATAGACTTTTTTCTATCTCAAATTTTTTATTTACTTCTTTGCCTATAAAGTATATTACTACACCCCCAAACTGTATGGATAAATACTTTTTGTCAATAAGCTCTTTTCTAAATTTTTTTATTTGTCGTTCTGATGTACCTGTGTATTTTGCTATATGCTTGTCGTTAAATGTCCAACCGTCTCTTCTGCTATAATAATATAGTAATAACTTATACGCACCGTTAGACAATTCTGTCATAGCTTCTATAATTTCTTTTTGTGGTATTTTTACCATGTACCTAGATTCCGACTTTTTTAGTATCGATTTTTGTTCTCGCTGCATTATTTTTTGCCTAAAACGTGTAAAAATCTGTGTTTTTTTGCACAAAATGTGTAATTTTTGCTTTATTTTTACACGTTTTGTGTAATGCTAAAATCCTCTACATCTCCAGTATTTATGTGTTTGTAGAGGATTCTTTACTTAAAGCTGTCTATAGTATCATAGTGTTATATAAGTACAGTTGGTTACATTAGTAATCTGCATTTACTAAAATTTGCTGCATACAACGTGTTCTTAGATTGGTTTTTATATTTTTTCCATTTCTCTTTTGTTTGCAGTGATGGGTCTTTTAACCAAGCTCTCTTTTGTTCCGGGTCTTGTTCACGTGATGTAATTGTTTTTACTACTTCGTTCAATACTTTGCTAGGGTCGTAACCTTTTTGTACAATGCCTCCCAATAACACTACAATACTATCTGCTGCTGCATCAAGAAACTCATTTGTATCATTATCATCTATTGCTTGATATAGTTCTTCTATCTCTTCTTCTAACGTTTTTTTAAACTTCCATTCGTCAAACTCTGTACCATATCTCGTAATATTTAAGTCTCTTACTTTATCTATCGAATCGTTTCTGCTCATATACCTATTCTCCTTTGTTAATATTTATGTTATCTAATTTTATTAGTATGTCTTTTACTAAGCCTTTGCTTGCGTTTATTTTACTTTCCATCTTTTCTATAAACACAGTATCTTTTCCGTTTATTACAATCGTATTAAGTTCTCTTGTATCTATTACTAAATTTCTTACCTCATTTAACTTGTTTACTACATCGATAAATTTTTTATCTTCTATCAGTGTTTGCATCTCGGTTTCCACCTTTTTTGTTATAGTCATCAAACCATTTACGTTGAATAAAACAAGCGTTATAGCATGATGCAGTAGCTCCAACAACTGCCACTGCTAGTGTTATGATGTTTATCGTATTGTCTATCATTACTATTATATACCTCCTTAGTTTGCGCAGCTTTCACACGCTGTTTCGCTCATGTAATATACTGCTTTAAGCTCGTTTTTTAACATCAGTTCTATAACTTTATCTGAAAAAGGTATCATTTCGAACAAATCTGGATTTACTCCTATTTCATTGCTTACTCCAGTGTCTGTCCATTTCTGTATAGCTGCTGCTGCTTCTAGGAAAAATACTCCATCATACGTACCACGTGTTCTATAGTAACTAAAACGCTCATCTGAAAATGCAGGTACAATTATAGGTGTCATTTTTTGCATATCTTTATAATGACATAAAGACGTTACAGGTAAGAAGTTTGGCGATGCTCCTGTAACTACCCCTGTACCTGTATTTGGTGCTGGAGACAGCAATAAAAAGTTCCGTACACCTGATGATGTTAGTCTACTATGTAGGCTTACCCAATCTAAATTGTTTAAAGAAGCTTCTGTTAACTCTTCTGGAGTTTTGTTAAACATTATAGAATAATCTGCTTTGTCAAATAACTTATAAGGACCATACTTTTCTGCCAATTCTATACTTCTCTCGTACGCGTAAAATGCTATAAGTTCTTGTACTCTTTCTAGTTCTTTTATCCCTTTTTTATTATAAGGTATTTTATTATACGCAAGATAATCTGCACCACCTAATAAACATATACCTACATTTCTTAAATGCTTTGCCGATTTTTCTGTTCTGTCTGTAGGGTACTTTGATATATCTATAATTGTGTTTAGCATGTCCACAGCTGCTCTAACGGCTATTTTTAATTTACTGTTAAATTGTTTTTCATACTTTGCCAACTCTGTTAAATTTATACTCAATAAATTGCATGTATGGTCAAATTCTGTAGAGTTTATAGAGAAACTTTCTAAACATAGGTTTCCAGTCTGTGCTAAGTAGTGTTTACGTAAATAGTTGTTAGAGTTTAGTCCATCTTTGTTTGCGATGTTTATTTTTCCAACTTTAAAATAAATATCCCACATAGTGGTCCACAATTTATACGCATTCACTTTTTTGTGCGCTACTTTATCTAAATTACTTACTACTGTATTATACGCATTTTTCCAATCATCTCCTACAAGCTCCGTTAAGTCTATGTTTAAATTTTTTATGCAATCATGATTATTTACCAAATACACATCTTTTTTACTCTTTACTTGCTCCAGTAAATAGTTGTTTATCAAAAATTGTGGAATTATGTCAAACGATTTTGTTCTTATATCACCACCATCTTCACTGCCTACTTCCATAAATTCCATAAAATCTAAATGAAACCAGTCGTTAGCTACAGATATTGCTCCTTTTCTACTACCTAATTGATCTACTGTACCTGCAACTACATCAAAGAATTTAACCCATTTATTTATATTTGCAGCTACTCCGTGCACTCCTCTTATCGATGATCCGTCTGGTCTTATTTTTCCTACATATACAGCCAAACCTCCACCTTCTTTACTTACTAAAGCAGCTTCTTTTATTCTGTCAAAGATATTTTCTATGTTATCTTCTACAACCATGCTAAAACAACTTGCTGTATTTCCACCAATTCTTAGATTCTTATTTACTGGAGTTGATTCTACTATAATACGTGATTTCAATAAGTTGTAAAAATTTATACAGTCTTTAACATAGTTTTCTACATTTTCTTCTACGTTTGTATAATGCTTTGATGCATATACCATAGCATCAGCCATATTATGCCACTGATTATATTCTATATGGTTTCCGTTTACATCTTTTAGTAAATACATATTCTTTAGTGATACTACGCTTTGTGTTGGCAGTGTAAAATCTACTTCAGTATCTATATATTTCTCTAATAATTGTAAGATCTTGTCTGATACATCAGTGAGTTTATAGTATCCTCTTGACACTAGCATTTTATACCCTGCTAAAAAATCCTTTTGGTCCAGCCCGTTAGTATTTTTATGTATTTCACTATGTAATGCAGCCATTTCCAATCTTCCAGATATTACTGCGTATTTATAATTGTTATTGTTACTTTCTACAATAAATAATTTACTCTCATATACTATAATGTTTTGAATATCTTTTGTTTCCATCCCATCGTAAAAAGCTATATCTAGTTTTTGAAGCAATTCAGTATAAGGTAGATCTGATAACTCGTAACCAAATTTGCACATACTTTCTATTTTAGCTGTGTCTAATTTCTCTTCACTGCCGTTACGTTTTTTTACTTTTATGTTATTCAGCATTTAAAAACTCCTTGTAATCTTTTATTTTTATCGCAGGGTCAAAGTAATTTATTGAATGTGCCTCAAATATGCTAGTTTCTGTCGAACTAGCATTAACTTCTTCTCCGTCACTCACGTTTCCTACTCTTTCTAGGTGTAAAAACGGGTTTTGTACATTTTCAAATTTTGTTCCTATGTCAAGCAATCTGAACACCTTATTCATCCTATGTTTAGTATACATTTCTATGTTTTCTGGAGAAAACCCTGGTATTCTTCTATCTATGATATAAGAACTATACTTACTTTCAGTTTTTGTTTGCTCTATTAAGAAGTTTACTATAAACTCTTCATCCCATACATCTGGATAATCTTGTTTGAATTTATTGAGTATGTCTGCAAATACGTCTATATGAGTTACTTCATCTTTTTTAATCCAAGCAATTACCGTAGCTACATTTATCATCTTCCCTCTGTATTTTAAGTAAAAGAAAAAATTAAATATTGAATAAAACATTACAGCCTCTAGTACAATATTTGTAAGCAGTATTTTTAGCATGCCTTCTACAGTATCTCCGTCTAATGCTGTATATGCATCTTTTAATTTAATTGCCCGTTCTCTCATCACTGGATCAGTTTTTATCATATCACGTATTTCACGTGCTTCTTCTTTAGTAAACAAAGAATTGTATATGTATGCGTATGAAAATGAGTGTAAACTTTCTTGCATTTCTTGAAATGCTAGCACACCAGCTATTTCTGGGTATCTTATTTTTGCAGCTATTCTAGGAAGGTTGTGTACTTGTAGACTGTCTAAGCTAGTTAAATGTGATAAAGCTTTTTTAAATGACTCTTTTTCAACCTCTGTCAATGTATGATAAATTTTTGTATCAGATGTCACTGGATACTTGGTAGGATGCCACATATTTGCAAACATTTTTTCAGTGTGCTTTTGATAAAAATCTGGAGTTATTTGTTGATCTATCATATCTATCAATCCAGTAGTGTTTCCATGAAACATACTATTTGTGCTACCTTCAGCATTAGCTGCAGGATCGAACATAGGTACCTCTGCTATTTTTTCATACTTTGAATGACGTTCCTTCATCATGTATCCTTTCTTTTGTCGTAGGCATAGTGTAAAATCGTAATATTTTACAATTTACTTTTGTGTTGTTTGTAGTTCCTACATACTTTGTTTTTAGTTCGTCACGTACTATGAATGTACCAAAATTTGCTATATGCAAAGCACCGTACGTTATAATAGTATCTTTCATAGCTCTGACTACGGAATCGTACATAAGTTTTGCTTGAGTTAAACTTTTTGCATCTTTATTTTGTACTAATGTTTCTAGTAATATTCTTTCTGATATCGTACTTTTAAAAGGTTTTCTTACAACTTTTCGTACTTTTTTAACATCTTTAGGTACTGCCATATCGTTTTTACCTTACATAGTTGTAGTATCTATCAATATAGCACTATATGTGCTATACTGATGTTAGATGTCATCCTCATCAACTTCCTCTGTATCTGCAGCTGCACTACTACCTGATGTATTTTTTAAAATCGCTAATAAAGCTTTACATGCTTTGTTGTTTTGATCTGAATATTTAATTTCAACACGTGATTTTGCTTCTTCATCCACTTGTTCTAGCGTTTTACCTACTTCTGCATTTTCTGCTATCTCTAAGGCATTTCTTTTTCTTGTATCGAAGAATTTAAACGTATCTACAACTTGCACTTTCCATGCTTTTTCTGCATTTTTACTGTCAGCTTGTATTTCAGTATACGTAGTTATATATAGATTTTTACCTACTATAGAAGGGTATCTTACTGCTTGTACTGTTTTGTCTCCATAAGTTATAGAATCTTCTACAGTATTTGCCAATACCTTATTTCGCTCTACTCCAGCAGCGTTACATATCGCTGTTAGCTGGTTCATTACACGTGCAGTTGTACTTTCTTGTTTTTCTTTGTCATTTGCTTTTAAGAATCCTACATATGTAGCAGTTTGACCTAGAGCGTCTTCAAAATCTATTTTTAAAAATTTTCCATCTTCTACACGCATATCTTTTACTTTTACACTATGAACACCAGGTTTATTGATTATGGATGATACTTTACCTAAGTTATTTTTAGTTTCCTGTGGAAGTTCGTTGTAAGCTTCTAACAATGGGTTTGACATTTTATTTCCTTTTATACATTTAAACAGTTCTTTCAATTAACGTATCGTATTATTTGTTTACTTATTTTTACGATTTTCTGCTATACGTAATATCAGCAAGTATCCTATCAAATCTTGTAATACATCTTCATCTTCATTATTTGATGCATTTTTTAATCTGCTAAGTTTATCATCTATTCGTACTAGCAATTGCTCTGTAGGATTTGCTTTACTGAACACTCTTATAGGATTTAGTGCAGAATCTCCGTATTTTATATTTTTTTGCATTAACATATTTTTTATGTATGCTAATTCATTGTCCAGATCATTCTCAAACTCTGATTTTCCAGGTTGTATCATTATTTTACTCTATTTTTGTTGATACGTGATGCAGCTAACGTTTCTTCTAGTTCTGCTAAACTGTTTTCAGAACTTTCGTACGGTGATAGTGAACGACGTATGCGTGTAGAATTTGTTTCATCAGCATTATCAGCTACGAATCTAAAGTTATTCAGTGCTACCACTGTGTTGAAATTTGCTTCTACTAGTCTATAATGAGCGTTACCTTTTACTACCATGAAACTTTCAGCTTCTGGATCTTTTTTGTCTCTTGCAGGTCGATAGTGTCCTAATACGTATAAAAATTTACCGTGTGCTCTACATTCTTCTTTGATTGTTCTGAAAAAATCGTGCAGTTGTTGATTATAGTTGTTCCATACAGTGAAACCGTTTGATGTAGTTACGTAAAGCCGTTCAAGTTCTGCTACATAAGCTGTAAATGAGTCTAATACTACACGGTCAACATCATCAGACTTCATAACTGCTCTTATGTATGGTATAATTTCATCCACTGTTTTATATTTTACGTTTCCGTAATCTTTGTATTTTGTACTCGAGTCTACGTATTTTAGTCTTACTATTCTAAAATACTCAGAGTCATCATCTTCTGGCAGTCCTTTATTTTCTGCATCGATTATAACTGTACGTTTTTTGTCTTCTTCTGACAACATTTCTACAGCTGCAGATTTTCCTGCTTTTGGATATCCAGTAATAACTACAGGGTAATCTTTTGTTGCTATACATCTCTCTTCTAAAGTCATGTTTTTTAAGTTCATTTTCATCCTTTGTTTATTTTATTATGCGTTATTACGCATATAGCTTTTTCATATTTAATATCCTCCTTTGTTAAAATTTGAACTTTGTCTTAAATTGTTTTTCTAAGTTTTTTAATCTATACTGTTCTAACGGAGATGACCATGTAGTCATTACAAAATTTACTATATTTTTAGCTTCATCAAATGACATCACGTCATTCATTGATGCTAGTTTATTCCATAGCTTAAATATACTTAATTGTCCCATACCGTTAGGTGCAGTTATAGCAAAGTCTAACTCTTTTAAAGGATCTGTGTTTATAGCTTTTTTTAGTTTGCTTTGTTCTGCTTTTGTCATAGTGTTGTTTTGTTGTAGTGTTACTATCATATCTTTATGTGTTTTACACTCCGACACAAAATCTGTACAATCATATAAATACCCGTTTTCGTTTACGTATACTTCTGCATTTTTATAACCATAAAACGGTTGTGCAGGATTAAACCCTGCCTTGTCTGCAGAAATAAGTAAGTCAGCTGCTATCTTAGATGCTATGCAACTGTATGTACTATCTCCATCTAGTTCTATATTTACTGCTAACAGTATTCTATATCTGTATTTATTTTCTTTGTTTGATGTTGTTGCTATTATGTGTTTATATTCTATTAAGTACTCATGCATGTCTTTTATAGGTATATCAGATTTATCTACATCTATACACACAATTTTTGTAGATGACGTTATAGTATTTAAGTTTCTTTTATTTTTTACAAATGTTCCGTCTTTTTCTGTTACATCTTTATACTTAAATAAACTAAATATAGTATCTTTAGTTAATACATTTTTTAATAATGTAAACGATCCTTTTTTTACATTTGTAAAGTTGTTTAGAAATTGTTTACGTCCATTTTTTGTCACACCGTCTACTTTTGTGTATGAAACTAAGTACTTATCCGTTGTTTTTACTATGCTGTTGTCTTTACCAACACTTTCATCTAATTTTTTAAATGCAGAATAATAGAATGTTTTATCTTCTTCAGAATAAGTTACTACGCCATTATTTCTAAGATATGAGTTTAAAGGTTCTAACAATTCTTTAAAATCTTTTGTCACTTTTGTAACATATCCTTGTGACATTGCTTGGTCCAGTGTTATGCTTGTTTCTCCTTCCATGAATAGATCACCTAGCAGTGTAAAACTTTTTGCAGATAGCATTACTGTCATTTTATCTAAATACTTTTCTACATACATTGCGTAATATATTGCTGATTCCATGTGATTTTTTTCTATTACGTTAGTTTCATCCAATAACGCAAATAAAGCAGCTATTCTACCTGTTTTAAATGCTAATCCGTTTATAGCTATAGCTTTTATACTGTCAGACGTATATAACTCTGCTCTTACTTTATTGTATTCAAAAAAATCTTGATACAGTAGACCAGCTTCTTCAGAAAACGACAATACTCTTTTTTGTGTATTTGTTAACATATTATCTACAACATTTGTTATTTTATCATGAAGTACTGTAGTTTTTATTGCTACTGTATTTCTACGCATGTTGTTTAACTCTCTTGCTTCTTGTATGGTTTCTGGAATTTTGTTATTTTCATAACTTTCTGCCACACCTGGATATACTAACCACGCTCGTCTACTCATAGCTGATGCAAACAATGTATTTATACTTTCTCTTACCTTAGCATCTCCAAATATAGATTTAGGAGAACTATGTAATAAAGCCGAAACATAACTATCGTAAATATCATCTACTTTCAGTTCTTCTGTTTTCAGTATCGATACAGATGTTTTTCCCATATCATAAAGTACTATAAGTAGTTGTAAAATTTCTTGTGCAGGTCCAGACGATTTTAGACTTGTTCCAAATTCAGTCATTTGTATAGATAAGGCTGATAACGAGTATGATGCTATTTTGTTTAGTTCTGCAATCAATCCACTTTTTGTGCTCGTATCATCTCCTTCTGTTTGTGGTAATCTTCTCATAAATTGCTTACAATCATCTTCAGTAATTTCATCTAACTGAATACTAATATTATCTGCTTGTAGAGTTTTAAATGCTAATAATTTTGCTCTTTCTAACTCCTCTTCATATATATATTGTTTGATTTTATTCATAGCAGTGTCACACGTTTTCATAATTGCCTGGTAGGCAGAATCTTTCCCTGATCCAGATGAGCTTAATACTACACCTATAAATGGAAGCCCTATGATGTCGTTACTGTAAACACTGTCATTTATACGTGGTCTTAATTGTCCTATAACATGGTTAAATCCATACATAGCAGTAGTAGCTGCAGCCACTGTAGAAAATGCAGGTGATTTGGCAGTAACTAATGCTATGGCATCTTGCATCACTTTAGTAAGTCTATTAGGTTCGAATGTATTTCCTACTTTTATTACGTCTTTTAAGATTTTTTCATATTCTATTACTAGTTTTTCTGCTTTTATTTTTCGTTGTTCCATTAGTTACCTTCTTCGTTCAATAGAATTTTTAACTGTTCCAAAGATATATCGTTTTGTATTTCTTTAACATCAGCCCAGTTAGAGTTTTTTGAAAAATCTACATCTAAGTTTGCATAGTTAGGTATTTTTTGTTGCACTATCCAATCCATCGTCATTAAATTTATTAATGTATTATTTACAAAATACAGTATCTTAGCGTCTTTTTTTACTTCTAAATATATAGAATCGTATATTGTAGCTGTTATTTTTATGTCGTCTTGTAACCCTGCTTTATCTATCGCTTTGTATAGTCTTGCATAAGCAATCGCAGTAAGTATACTCCAGAACTGCGAATTTGCATTGAATATTGTTCTAAATTCTTTATTTATATTACTGGATTTTATATAGCATCCTAAACCTAGGTATGATTCTCCAGTTTGTCTACATTCTGAAATAATACGTTCTTTCATTGTACCTATATCTTTGTATAACACATTCCAATAATTGTCGTAAATTTCTTGTGTAATTACACCACCTTTATCACTATCTGGCATACCTAAGTATGCACATTTGAATGTAACTGGTTTAGAATTTTGTCTTAATTTTTTTAATGTACTGTTATTTTCTACTTCATTTTTAAATCGTATTACTTTTTCGTTGTATGTTCCATCAGATCCTATTATCTTTTCAATCTGTTCTGTATAATACCCCAATGCATTATAACAATGTGCATCTAAATTATTATCAAAAATAGCTTTTTTTCCAGCATCCCCTGACAATTCTGTAATTATTCTATCTTCTAGTTGTGCGTAATCTGAACCACACACTAAAAAATCTTTCTCTGCTGTAAAGCAAGCTTTTAACGGTTTAGCGTATTTACTATTAGATGATGGAGCATTTAACATGTTTGGATTAGAACTTGTATATCTAAACGATTTTGCCCCAAATAAATTATAGTTTCCGTATAATCTTCCATCTACCGTATACTTTTTAAATGCTGCTATGAAGTTTGTTTTTATAATGCTACTAAATGAAAATTCTATAAGCATTTGTGTTATTTCTCTTATATTCTCATCATTGGTAGTTTTGTTTACTATTTCTATAGCCTCTCTACCCCACGACGGTTCACCTGTTGTTTTTGAGTATTTTTCTGGTTTGACTTCCAAGTATTTAAACAGCTCTATTTTTTGTTTTGATGATCCAGGATTAAATTTTAATTTTATATCAATATCTTCTATCTTTTTATCGTATTTCTTGTTATATATCTCTGCTTTGTCTTCTGCTAATTTTTGCATAGCTTGTTTTACGATAGTACTATCTTCGTTAAGAGTACCTTGTATCAAATCATTTAATATAGAAAGTTTTGTAGCCCTGTGTTTTTCATTTATGTTTATAAATTTTTTTATATCTGTTTTTGTCCATCGTATGGCTCCGTTTGGTAACTGTTTTTCTGGTATATACGAAAAATTTAGTGTAAGGTGTTCTAATACAGTGTTAGTTAAATACGATATATGATCTATTTTCTTACTGTTAAATTCAGTAGGTAGGAACGCTGTTGCCTGTTTTTTCTTGTTTTGCAGTTCGTTTATTGTACAGTCGTATAAATTTTTTTCTTTCATTTTTAGAAAGTTTTTTATTAATTCATTGTTATGAAGTGTTTCATCAACTGTATTTAATACTTTTACTATAGTATTTTCAAGCTCTTCTACTTTATTTTCGTCTATTTTAATTCCAGTCATCATAAGACGTACTGTAGGGTAAATTAGATGTTTTACTACATTTTCATAAAAATACCTTCTAGTTACTCTATTGTCTTTTTCTTTAGGGTTTGATGCAGGTAAAACACTATCTATTCCAACTGTATAATCTTCTGTATCTACTTTTTTAAAGTTTTTGTGTCTATTTGCTTTATTAAACAAATAAAATGTAGCCATTGTATCTATACCAGCATAGTAAATCACATTTTCGTTTAATATGTTATCTACTGTAAATAGATTTGATATACCTTCTCCCCAATTTCCGTATACTTCCTTTGCCAGTGTTTTTAGTCCTACTTCAGCTTTTTCTGAATTTGCATCATTTAATATAGTTTTCCACATTAGCATCGTATCATCTACTATAGTTTTTGGAAATTTTGAAGTTCTATCATATACTATTTTAAGATCAAATGTAGCGTTATGCCATATTTGTTTTTTGTCTGTAGTAACTAACCAATTACATATTTCTTTATCTAATGTTTCTGATGTTACTGGCAGCACATAAGATGTTTCTTCATCCACAGCTATTGATATGTGAGTAATTGTTGTAAGTTTAGGGTACGATAAACCCGTTGCTTCTATTTTTTGTACTAATTTTGTTATTTCTTTATCATCAGTACATGTACTTAATTTTGTTTTCAGTTCTTTTTGACAACTAGTTGATGAATATTTAGATGCAGTTTCAAAATCACATGCAATTGTATCGTAGTCCGATATTTTTGTAATAAGTTCGTGCAACGAATTTACTTTAGTTACTGAAGTGTTTATTACAGCTCTGCGTATATCCAAGTGTGTTATATTAGCTATATGATCTACATAAACTATTTTTTCGTAGTTCAGCGTATTAATATTTTTGTTATCTGTAATTAAAATTTTATTTGTAGTTATCTCTAGTAAATTATCTGTATATCCTACCAAGTGAGCTATTGATCCCCAATATTTTTTATATGACTTTAAAGCTAACATTAAATTATTTCGATATGTACTATGCATATATACTACTACAGCAGGGTCTGCGCTTTGTTTGAACGTTGTCATATTAATCTCCATATTGTTTTGTTATACTGCCGTGTTGTAGTTATGTTTTTTATACGGTTCAGTTTATTAAATACTGTCCATTCAAGCAGCTATGTAAAAATTTTATTTATTATATATCTAGTCGGCATTTAACTTTATAGATTGTACAAGTATATTTCATAAGGAAAGATAGCTGTTAGCGTTAATTTTAATAGATATACACAATGTCTACTGAGTGAAATAACACCTGTGTTGTTTTGAATAAATGGTTGTTATGATAACGTTTAGAGAAAAATATTATCACTTGTAACAACCTAGGTTAAATGCCTACTAGATACATAATTTAGTGTACAAGTATATGCTAATTCATATTAAATTAGCATTAATACTTGTTATATAATTTTTGGTATTTATTATTTTATCATAGGTACGTAGCATTGTTTACTTGCACCCTTGCACGCGTCACTGCTACATAGTATGTATATAACTTTGTTATTTCTTGTTCGTCCAATTGTTCTCCTATGGAATGTTTAAATACTACATCTTCTATCAATTCATTCATAGAGTCAGCTAAAGTTACTTTGTCAAATGTAGCACCTTTACTGGTATGAGCTGTAAGTAATACTAATGATGCATTTGTGTTTTTGTGCTTTTTAGCGCTGTTGTACGCATTTATTATTGTTTGTGGACCATGTACACGTATAAGTTTTACTGCTTGTTGCAGTTCAATATCATCAGGGATTTTTTCTGCTAGAAATGAAGTTTTTGGTAGTTTAGTATTTCCTAATTTATATAGGCTATGCCATTTATTTACTATTTCTTGATATTCTTTAAATCTATCTCTCAATTCTACCATACCTGGTTTTGTTGAAATTACTGCTAAAGGTACTTCAAACATTTGTTTTATTTTTGTTGCAGTGGCTAGTTTAAATTCGATGTCGTTTTTTTCACATTCTATCATCTTATTTATCAACCCTGCATTTGTGGCAGATATATAAGCCTCTGTTTTTATTTTGTAATTTTCGTCATAGTTCGTACCAGTAAAGGTAAAAGAATTGTCAAAATACATACGTGCAAAAATTTCAACTCTTTTTGCTATAGATTTCGAACATCTAAACGATTTGCTTAGTGGTAGTGTTTTAGCTTCAGGGAAATACTTAAACGCATCTACACAGCCAATAAAATCAAATATTCGCTGTGCAGGGTCTCCAAGCAGTATTTTTTTATCTGCTGGATATTTTTTTACAATATCTAATGTAATTGGAGTAATGTCGTTTGCTTCGTCCACTATCAATAGATCTACTTGATCTAGCTTTAATTTGTCTTTCATTACATAAATATGAAATTTTTTTAGATAAAAATCGTGAGTGCTTTGAAGTTCTCCTTTACTCATAGCGTTTAGTATTTTTTGCCCTGCACTTATTGCAAACACGTTTTTTTCTCGTACGGCAATGCAATACTCTTTAAATGACAATTCTGTAGAAGAACAAAACCCGTCTATAAGTTGTGTAGCACTCAAAAAGTGTTTCCAAGATATTTTAAACTCTTTTGGTATACTTTTCCATTGTACAAAAGGCGTTTTTGATACAGTCATATTAGAACTTTTTACTATATAGTGATATGCTAATTGATGTAAATTACTTACTATCGCAGTGTTTGAAAAACCTTTTTTAGCTTCATCTGCAGCCATTCTTCCATAAACAAGATAGCGTACCGTTCTTTTTGGATACGTATTTTTATACCTCTTTACTGCCTCAACTGATGTAGAACTTTTTGAAGTACCTGCCCGTGCTTTTATTAAAACTATTTTCTCAGTTCCGTATAAAATTTCTTGTATAATATTTTCTTGTTCTTCTGTCCAATCGTACATTATGCACCTTATATATTAATATATTTAGTTACGTTTATAGTGTAGTTATATTTCTTCATTCATAGGTTTATAAAGACAATGTAATGATTTAAGTCTATTGTCTTGACCTATTATTCCACGATGTGACGGATTTTCTATATAATGTAACACTGCATCAGATATAGTTGAAAATATGTTATCCATCATTTCTAAATCCTTTTCAGTAATGTGTTCTTCTAGTACGTACGTTTCTGATGGGTATGACTTTAGTGGTTTACCTGTTCTTTCAGATAAACCTCCATCTATATTTGTAGAAATATACACTATACGATAGTGAGTCACATCAACTCCTTCATCTCTTAATATTTTTGCATAAGTTAAAGCTTGTAACTTATAACCATATGGTATTGATTTGATACGCTGTTTTGAAGAAGTAGTTTTATAGTCTACTATACAAGTACCTGGTTGATGTAATCCATTCACATCAATAAAATTTTTCACTGTAAGGTCTATTGAACCACCTATATACACTTGTTTATTCATTTGTTTGATAACGAATTGTTCGGAAGTAGGTGATTGTTGTAAGATACCGTTAGAATCTATATATAGTTTAGCTACTTCAACCATGAAAGGTAATTGATAATAAATGTAGTCAATATCTAAATCAGGTATTACTGCAGATTGTTCAGCTATGTATTTATCTATTTCTAGCTTTGATTCAGGTTGGTTGGTAACGTAACATTCAAGATAATAATGTACTATAGTTCCAAGTACTGATGCAGTTGATCCAATAAACCCATCTTCTCCGTGCAAATTTTCTCTAAACCACTTTGATGTAGATGTAAAGTATTTACTTATTTGCGAAGCACCTATACGTATTGTGTTTTTTGGCATAAGATGCTTTCCGTCGTTATATTCTAGCGTTGGTTTCATGTGTTCTCCTTTGTATTTATATGTACTGTTGTTTGATACTTATCTTATTGCAATAATATATTTAATCTGTTTTTAGAATTTTATCAGCTTTTATTGTACTTTTTATTTAATTAATTGCACTTTTTATATAAATCTAATTTACAATGTATTTTATTCAGATAGTGATTTTTATAATAAATTTGAATACAAATTTTAATCTTTTTGTAAAATACGTTTTAGATCGATATACATTTGTACCACACACTGCTAACACTGTAGTTAAATTTATCTAAGTAAGTTAAATTTCTGTGAATTTAGAATATCACATATTTTTTCTGCGTCTTCCTTTGTTTTAAAGTATACTTTTGTTGGAGAGCAGTATCTATAAGCATTGCTATTGTCTAAACACCAATAATCGTGATCTAAATTTTTGATTATAGAAAAATTTGTCGCTCCATGAGAATATCTAAATTCATAGCCCCTACTGTTTGGACATTCTGCATCTCTAATAGCTAACAATCGAAGAAACATTTTTATTTGCTTTATTGCTTTTTTTGTTGTCTCTATATCATTTCTAAAAATACCATCTTCTGTAAATATGTCAGATGAGATTAAAAATTTGTTTTCTTGTAGTTTTATTTGTTTCATACTTTGTTCCTAAAATAAGTTTTCACTATTATATGAAGCTGCTAGTGTTTATAAAAAGTTCTAACACCCAATAACTAAATCTTTATTTTTATCATACTTTAAATCATCTTTCTAACCGTCTTATCATTATTAATTCTCCTCTTTTTCACCATCTATAGTATTTTTCAACTCCTCTATCTCATCATTTGTTAGCATGGCTGCTCTACGCATGATAGTATCAATAGCTTCTACTGCAGAATACTTATCATATCTATTAATCATAATCACTCCTCCAAATCTTCTATTTATACGATATTATGTTAATTTCTTTTCTTTTAAAAACTCATCCGTTTTTTCCATATTATACTTATCACTATATGGATCACACTCTTCATAAAGAGCCAACTTACAACATATTTTCACAATATCTTTATACCCCTCCTCATTTGCTATAGTTGCTATTTTTAACAATTTACTATGTAAGATAATCAAAGGCTGTTTCATCGCCCACATATTTTCATTATTATGCAAAATTTCTTCAAATAGAGACTTTACGTTTATTTTCCATTCTGCTTTTTTAAATTCACTGCTCATACTGTAATTCTCCATATTTTACACTTACTAATACTCTTGTAAACCAGTGACTAAACATATCTAGTTTGTGTTTATCCATCTTGTATTCGTTGTTTTCTTTTCTCACAGTTTCATATTCAAGATAAAACCCCTCACCAACTTATACTTTGTCACCTACATAAATAGGAACTCCTTTGCAATCAAAATATTGTGTAAATTCTATATCCATGTGTTATTTCCTATAAATTTATGTTGTCGTCAACACGTGTTTGAGTACTACTATTTTATAAAGTAATTTATTTCTTATATAGCGAGTAAACTATAATTTAATTATGTGGTTTATTTACTTCATAATCTGTTTTTAAAGTTGTGTTATAGTATATTTTAATCATTTAAGTTATTCTTTAAGCACCTGTATAGGTCGTATGGTATGCCTAACACTTGTTCAATTGTTCGACGCTTATGATGTACAAGGTATCGTAAGATTGTAAATTCTCTCACTTCTTTACCTTGTTGTATATACCCACCGTATTTTTTACCATCTATTTCTACTGCGTACGTAAATACGGGTAGTTCCTGTGCGAATTTAGGTAATGTTTTTATAAAAGTGTGTTTGATTTTTATCATCAGTTATCCTATAATATGGTATGAATTTATTAAATCAGATGGCTCAGTCTTATGAAGGAGCTGAAGAAAGATCGGTATATATTATGAAAGTTAAATTTCGTAAAGGTAAAAGTTATAAAGTACTATACAAAATAGGAATAGCTAAAGATGCTCCAAAAAGAGCTAGTCAAATATTATTGAGCTTTTTTCAAAAAAGAAGATATTTTCCAGAACTTCAAATATTAAGATTTAGAAAAATAGCTAACTATTTTGAAATTGAGACTAAACTACATCAGATATACGCTGAGTATAGATACGATTTTAAAAAATTGCAGTTCGATGGTTCGAATGAGTTCTTTGACGTAAATGAAAACAAACTGCTAGAACTGTATGATGAAATTATACCTACTAAGAAAAATAAAATGTATGTAGCTAAGTTACCAGAATGGGCTTATTTAGACGAAGAGAAAGAGCAAATAAGTAACGAAGCAATACAAGAAGACTCAGATGGGTACGTTATTAACATGCATAATTAAAATACTTTGTGTTTTTTAAAATGTAAATCCTAAAACTTCGATATCTTTTCTAAAATCTTCTATCAATTTTGGTAATCTTGCTTTTAAAAGCTCTTCGTTTTGTAATTGTTTAAGTGTAGCATCTTCCCATACTGCAGACTTTCTAGCTGCAGTTAAGTTCGGTTCAATTGCTTCACACCATTTAATAGGAATTTTTATAAATTCGTATTCATATGTTCTTAGCGCTTCTAAAAATTCTTCTGCTTCTCTTAAACTATTAAACGGTGCTTTATACCATTTACTACTTTCGTTATCTTTTATAAACCCTGTTAATGAATATCTATCTGAATAAGTACAATTATTATTTCCATCGTATTTTATTGGTTTCGCTTCTATGTTATAAAAATCACCCACACTGTTAAGATATTTCCAAAACCCTTTAGCCTGTTCTTTAAATGTAAATGGTGCTTTTTTAAATTTTAGTCTTGTGTCCCATTTTACAGCTTCTCCTATCTCTTTGCCTTGATGTGTTCTGTCTCTTGAATGGTAAAGTGTATTTGCTATATAGTGCATAGGTCCATCACTATTCATAAAATGCCATTTAATAAGATGCTTAAATTCAGGATAGTATTTAACTATTTCTTCGTGGATACATCCACAAGTTAAAAGATGTTTGTCTGCTCTTGATGTTGGGTGTTCATAAAGACTCCCTGTTATTGTAAATGTATTATGCCCATTCCTGCAGTTATCATCATATCTTATTTCAACCTCTATTCTCCCTCTTGCACCATCTACCATAACTTGCTTTGAAAACACTTTTTTTTGATCTCGTGTTAAAATTGATTTCATATTTAACTCCTTTTATTTTAGTTTTTTGTTTATCTGTAACCTATCTAGTATACCTAAGTTAAAATTTATGCAGTTACTGTGCAGTATATGCTATTCTAGTATACAACCTTCTATATGTTGATAACGGACTTTACGGTAGATTTCAATTCTAGTGTCTTTGTCCGAAAGTTGTTCTCTGGTGTGAGTGAGTTGTATTATTGAATGAATAGTATGGAATATAGATATATCTTGAGATTCTTTATACAACATAATGTTTATTTTAGGTTCATAAAATATATTATTGATTTCATATATATCGATACACTTATGTCCACACGCTGAACCTCTGTAGCTTTTTTTGTTTGTACATGTATTTTTAAGATAGGTATTGTTAGCTTTAAGAAATTCGCGTAATTGTTTAGTGTCATTTATAATTATATCGTAGTCTGATTTGTCAGAATCTACTGTCAGTTAGTATTCCACCGAAGTCATTTATGAGTACATTTCTAAGTAATTTCATACAATATCATAAATGTTTGTACATATGAGTATATGATTCATTATAGTTCTATATTTTGTCGTTTTCTGTAGAATGTTTGATCTAAACATATTGTTGTATTCCTTTTAGTATATTATCAATAAAGTATTTACCTGCTATGTTTTTGTTTATGTAGGTTGGTTTAGTCAAGGCATCTGTTTTGTGTAGGTAATTCTCTTCTAAATATGTCAGAGAAATAAGATTGTGTGCTACAGATAAGATTCGTTTAGATATTATTGTATATCCAGCCAAATCTTTACTAGACCCTGTATATGACCTCCAATTAGATTCTGTGTATGTTACGTCGAACGGAGTACGCTCTGCTTTTATACCTTGCTTGCGTGCTAAGGCTTTGTCTTTTTTAGAGACTGCTATTTTACCATCTATTGTTATTACGTTTTTGTATATACGTTCTGAATTAGGACGAAGTTCTCCTGATTTAAGAGCAGGGAGAGTTTTCTTTGAGTATAGTCGTTTTTTACCTATATATAAGTATGTTTTGTTATTTTTAGTTGCCGTAATCTCGTACACAAAACCGTATGGATTGGCTATGCCGGATTGTTGTTTTATATCGTCTATCGATGTAACTGGTTTGTGTAATGTCCAATACATTTTTATACATCCTTTTTAAAAGTAAATATATATATATTTAACAGTTAATTAGCTTATATTTTTATTTTATATTGTATCTAAATTATCTATCAGGTAATCCTTCACTTATTAACATTAGCGTATAAAATTTTTCGTGTAGAGGTATGTTGAATTTTTGTGATATAAATTTCATAGTACTAAGTAATTCTCGTATTTGTCGTTTATATGAACGTTTTCTAGCTCTTTTATGAATATTTATTAAATGTTTTACGTTATGTAAATATTCGTCTAAGACTTTTTCTGCAATAAATGGATGTATATATTTAGCATATAATATAGTACCATCATACGTATCTTTTAATATTTTAAGTTGTCTGTTTGTAGTTACACTTAAACAGTTATGTGACGTAATTGCTAAAAAGTCGTTGTATAGCACTGCTACTAAAGTATTATACGAATACAGTACGTTGCCTTCAAAGTGTAATCTATTATTTGCTGTAGTACCTTCTGTATATTTATGTGACAAATAAGCTGACAACAGTCCACGATAATCGTATGATGACCTGTATTGCATAGTTTATCCTTAGTTTATTTTGTAAAAGTTGTTTTATATTTGATTATTTGAATACATTTGTTTTCAACTGACTTTTAAGTTGTTAATCTACTTTTTTCATACTCTCTATGTCAAAAATATTATACACTTTTGTATCACCGAATACGTTGCTTTTATATCTAAAATCAAATATACCGTGATTCTCTATAGCTATTCTAAACTCGTTATCTAATAACGGTTCTAACTCTTTTTCTATATAACTTAACAAATAATTGTGACTGGTAGCTCCGTCTTCACACAAGCTATTCGTATCAGGCACTGTGTTATAGCAATGTAACAATGCTTCTATCAGTAAATCGTTATCTTTATAAGTTAGAGTTTTCATTCAGCTGTCCTTGATTATTAGGTTTAAATATTTTTGTGGAGTTGCATTTTTAATTTGTTTAGCAGTTTCTCTCATTAGGAAGTAAGCAGCTCCAGAATCTCTTAAAGTTAAAAAATTTTTAAGCGATCGTAAGTTAATTGTAACTACTGCATCCACTTTCCAGTTATCTGTGACGATATGTTTGGCTGCATCTCCAACATTACGCTTTTGCTTAGATACTTCTAATGCTTTGAATATATTTTCTGGAGTTGATTGTTCTAGTGCACCATTGGTTCTCATATCTTTGGATGTGAATGTGTTTAGGAACTCTTCACGTCCTAGTAAATTATACTGATGCATTAATTTATGATAGATCATAGAATGTTCTATTCCATTATACTCGCCAGCAGTGACTAAGTAATCAATGTTTTTATCAAGGAATATAGAAAATTCTTCTACATTTGAGCAAGCTTCCCTACTAGGAAGATGTGCTATGAATGCATTTATAATGCCTCCCATTGTGTATCTAGTTGACTGTACTGATGGTGATACCATCCTATGACGAGCCAGCTCTTGTAGTACACCTCTACTCATACCTCTTATATTGTACTGCAATACGGCATGTTCTAATATCGAGTAGTGAAAATAAGTCCAAGATAAATCATCAAGTAGGTTTGAATGTTCTATATCGTTAACTTCTAAAATATCGTCGTTAGACAGCTCAGGTTCGATGTTTAATCTACGTATGGCTTTGTTCTCACTATTATCGAACGAGTTATAACACGTTCTTGCTCCGAACTCTGCTACGCCTAGCCCTGTTTCATTCAATAAGTATACTTGTGGTAAAGTATATTCAATACCTGCTACAATTGTTGTCATTACTGTTCCTTGTATATAAATATATTTAGTTTACTGTAGTTATTGATGTTCTTTTGAATAGTGTAATACTAAGTCACATGTTTTTCTAACTTTTTCTACATTTTCAAACGATTGTATTTTACTCATTGCAGTATCTGCGTAATATTTTAATAGAGTATTATTTGTGTGTTGCTGCAAATCAAAAATACACCTACATGCTATATTTATATGACAATCTTCAAAATTGTTATATTTGTTACGTACATGAATTTTTGGCACATTAACAAAATTTAGTTCTCTATTACCATATTCAACAATAAAATCAAAAAATATGTCATAGTTTATTAATATTTGTTCGTCGCATTTGTTAAATATATCTTCTATTAAAGGTATAGATTTTTCTTCTATATTCAAAAATATTGTATTTCTAAATATATAAAGTAAATCTACTTTTCTTTCTGTACTTATCAAAGAATTATCTACTTTCATGTAGTACGTATGTAATGCTTTTATATTATTATACAGACTCGTATGTTTTTTGATTACTAAACTGTCTAGTGCGTCTATAGCATTATATAACATACTTTTTAACTCGTTTATAGTTACTGACGGTTTATTAGCAAGTTTTATAAAATTGATAAGTTGATCGTCTTTCATGTAAATCCTTTGTAGACATTGTTAATTTTTCTAATTTGTTTGTATGTACTTTTGGTAGTTATTTTAAATATCAGTATTATAGTTTATACACCCCATGCTCGATAAAACAGTTATCTTATTGCCATTACTTAGTTCTTATTTTAGTTTTTAAATTTTTTAAAGCTTGTTGTGTATATTCTATTTCTTGCGTATGGTCAATCGTACTTTTATCTATATTTAACATATTTTGCAAAATATCTATTATAGTATTGTTTTTATTTGCTTTGATATGTATTTTCAGTTTTTCTAAGTACAACCATTTGTTATAATTAGCTGTACTGCTTCGACGTGTAGCGTTTTTAGTTTTAAACATATCTGTATCTAAAACAGGTGTTCTAGGTATGTTTATTAAAAATGTCTCATAGTCTATGTTTAATGTTTTGTCTTTTACTGTTAAGCATAGTATTTTTAAATCTTTAGCAAAGCAGTAACTATCTCTATATACATTTTTTTGTATTGTTAGTGGATAATACTCAAAAAGTACTTTAAGTTTTTCATAAGAAATATTATAGTTATCTATATTTGTGAAAAATAAGTTTGAAATATATTCTACAGTATTTTCTACTCGTCTTGGCAATGCTGCTTTTGATTTACTTGTAAATAGTTTGTATGCTTTTGTCAATACTATAAATCTGAAATATATATCATCGAAATCGCTGTTACGAGAATTTTTATATTTAAGTAATTCTACATTTGTGTCTATGACTTCTTTTAAATACTTTATAGTAGATTTCTCACTTAGTGAGTCTTTTGTAATTATAAATGTTAATTCATTCATTTTATACCACCCTGTTCTATATATATAGTGTTTGTACTATTATAATTAAGTACGTGATTCATATGTTTTATGGTAATTGTATATTTTTACCACCAAATATAGTAGTATCTATCTCTCTACAGTTTGAAGGAGCTAGCCAGAATGTTGCGATATGTTTAAGAGTTTTTTTATATTTTGGAAATTCTGTTTCTATATCTGAGTACATATCTGACATACATATATAAATATATTTTTCTGGATTTTTTATTTTCATATCAGTAATGAACTTAAAAACTTTTGCGTGTGATGTACCACCTTTTACGTAACGAGTGCCTACCATGTTTTTAATGTCATTTTTTGATACGTTTTCAATATTTTTTGTATTATTAGTATATACCAAATCTACATCATGGATAAGTACTGTAAGTTCATTTATACGATGTTTGTTTTGTTGTACAATACCGTATACTTTAGCCATATCTTCTATGTGCATAGACCCAGATTGGTCAATAGATATAATAATATTTACTTTATTGTCATAATATTCATTTGAAGGAGCATTAAATATATTACGATAAGTGTTAGATAGACGTTTCCACGTTTTAGCGAATTTTGTTGTTTTACGATGTGTCACAGAATTAAATTCAATTTTAAAGTCATCTAACCAGTATGTATTTACTTTAACTGCTTCAAAAGATTCAAGTATGGTATCTGCACCATGTACACCTTTTCCGTTCGAACGAATTACATCAAGTAAAGTTGTTGACATATTAGCTACTACGACGTTAATTTCACGTGTTTTATGTGCATCAATAGATGTTGGTGTATGGTATGTAAAACCGTTTATTTTTAATGTTACAAATCTTTTATTGTTAAAATACGCTGTAGGTTGAGGTGTATTTGAAGCAAGATCTTTTAATATATCTATGTCTATATGTAAATTTTTGCGTGGCATAGGTACTACAGTTTTTATCTTTTCCCACTCTTTTTTAAATGCAGATTGTTTAAATAGTTTTTCCATAAATTTATTTATAGTCATATCACATGTCAATTTTATAATAATATGAGGATCTTTTTGCGTAGGTATCGCTCTAATCATCATAGTTTGGTATTCTGCAGTATAATGTTTACGTATAATATGTTGTACTTCTTTTATATAATAATAAGAAGCTAGTACATAATGTTTTTTTACTAGTTTTAACATACGTTTAAGATATTTTTCTTCTTTGTATAAAAAAGTAAATACTATTTCAGGGGTTTTAGTAAAGTCTGTTCTTACTACTAAGTTATTGAATAAATCATCAAAGCCTAGTTTTTCAACTTGAATACTTTTCTCGTATTGAAATGCTTCAACTCTTATAGGGAGTTTTATAAACAACCCAATAGATAAAAATGCAGTTTTACTAGCTCCCATAAGTTGGTTATTTGCTGTTACTAGCTGTTTTTGCAGCTCGTTTGTCATCTTATTGATAAACTCATTGTGTTTCATAACATTTCCTTTAAAGTAGATAATTACTAAATATACGTAAAATTTCTTTTCGTTTAGTTAGTGGTGTTTTTTTAAACATGTTTAATTGTTCTCTTGTGAGCGCAAACTCATTTAACGGTTTGTCCATAATAATATTAATCAATATCTGTATTCCTTTTGTTATTGGAAGCCTTGCATTCTTACGTTGATACATAGTTACAAGCGTTGAAGCAAAAAATCCGATAAAGTTATCGCATAGATAGTTATGGTCTAAAAATTTTATCATAAATATAGTATCTTCAGGTGTTTCAATAGAAGATAGAATGTTTCCGTATAGTACCTGGTCCAGGAAAGGTCTGTCGGCTACAGTAAAAATATTGTGTGTTTTTATATCTGACTCGAAGTTAAGTTTGTGTAAATACTCTACATGTTCAGCAAATTCTACAGCTGTTTTAGTAGACATAAACCCTTTTGCAATGAGTAATGGATCTTGTTCTAAAATACCTTTAGGCAGATTGTATAAACATGTTGATAAATATTCCCAAGTTCTTGGAGTCGCATAAGGTGAAATAGTAGATTCATTTTCTTGTACTTTATCTAATTTGTTTTTAATAAATGAAGATACTTTTGGGTGAAATTTTGAAGCTATGTTTACATACCAGTCTTCTACGTTAAACGGTATTTCTAGCCATTGTAAACGATTGATTATAGGTGACGGAAACCCTTCAAACCCTGCTTCAGATGAATTGTTAGCAGTACATACTATAGCTACTGAATCATGTAATTTATATTGTTTAAGCTTTCGTTCTAATAATAATTCATACATCGCTGTTGTTGTAGCTAAAGGCATTGCATGTAAGTCATCAAGTAGGATCACCGTAGGTGTTTTTTCTGCTAGTCTGTTTGCTTGTAAGATAAGTTCTGGAACAGACCACTGAGTCCCTGTTATAGGTCCATCAATTTCGGCGCTTGAATATTTATTGAAATTTTTTATTTCGGTAAATTCTGGTATTCCACTAGCTTCTTCTAGTGTAAATGTAGCAGCGCTCACATCTACAATAGCATATTCTAAATTTTTTACTAAGTTTCGTATGATAGTACTTTTGCCTATTCCAGGTAAGCCTAAACATACAATAGGAGCAGTTAATTCCCCTGTTAGCTGTGATTTTATATTTGTTTCTATGATTGTTTTAATCATTTTTATTCCTTTCTATGCATAAATATCTAATATAACTCTTTTTAATCTTTTTTGTTTCAACATCTCAATAACTGTTTTTAGCCCATCTGCTTGTTTTTTACAGATTTTTAACTCTCTTTCTGCTTTCTGCATCCTCTGTATAACTTTTTGAAGTTGTAGAGCACTTACTGTCACTTCGTATTCTTCTTTGTAGAGTCCAGTTAATATGTCTTGCGCAGTAATCATTTTTAACCCCTATTTTTGAAGTAGCAGTCTATTTTAATGCAAAATCATGCATTTTACTGTTTTGTATATTTAAAAAAGTGTTAAGTATTGTTCTGGATTCTTTAATTGTATTTTTTTGTATGTTTTCATCAGATATTTTTATAACTACTTTAAATATGTCATCTAAAATAGTTTCTCCGAATGTGTCGATAAATATTTGTTTTTTGTCTAATGTTAACATATCTATAAAATCTGCTGGTAGTAGTTTAGCATCGTCAGCAAATTGTTGTAGCGTTTCTGTCCATGCTTCGTTTGTAATATTTACTGCAACTAATCTAACTTTTTTTGATTGTTTTGTTACAAATTTGTTTAATTTTTGTTTTAACTTTATAACAGTGCTATACGTATGGATTTTTTTATTAGGTACTAAATTTAACATAAACAATAACATACTGATATGACTAAGTGTTTCTACATTATTTTTCATTATTAGTTTCCTTACTTATAAATTTTTGTAGTGTATATACATCTTTTATTGCTTTATCATAAGCTTTTAGATGTATTGCTCTTTTGTTACTCCCTGTAAATTTAGCTCCATTCATTGATGGTAGTTTTTGTTCTTGCAATTTATTTATAGCGTCTACATAATCAAAATATTTAATTAACTGTCTTGTTGCTATCCCTGCTTTATTTATCCCTATTTTTGTTTTAAATCTATTTTTTGTACCGATTCTGGTTAAAATGTTAAATAATGAATTTGATCTTTTATATCCTAGACAGTCTTTAATGTCTTTTTTACAAAATTCGATATTCATATACGTATCCTTTGTTTATAGCATTACAAGCTTATAATTTACTACTAAGTATGGTGATTTAGGTACTTCTACAGTTACTTTAAATACGTTGTTAACAGAATTAGTATAATTGGCTATAATTCTACTTATTTCGTATACAGAGTATTTTGTAAGATCGATGAATTTTTCATCTTTTGATATTTTGTTAGTTACTTTCAGTACCATAAGAAATTCCTAATACTTTGCTATTTTTTCTTCTATCAATCTGTAAGCAGCTTTAGCTACATCCTCATCTACGAAATAGTTTTTTATATAATTTTTTAAGTCGTTTTTGCATCTAGTTAATCCATTCAATACACTGAAATTAAATGTAGCATAAGCATTATAGATAAACCATAATCTAAACTTCAGTTCAATGATGTCTGACTTAAATTCTGTTTTATTCAAATTTTCTATAAAGACAGGTATTTCTCCTGTTTTAGGTATAGCCTTTAATTCAGCTATTGTTTTTACTATATAAAATTTTTTGTTACGTGCATTATATGCAGCGCAGTCTGCGATAAGATCTATTGCCATTCTTTCTGTTTTATTCATTATTATATCCTTATATTTTATACAAATTTAATATTTTGAATGAAGTAGGTTTTGGTTGTATTTCTAAACAGTAGTCATACTTTAGGCTCGATGCTCCTCGTTTACGTTTAATAAGTGTTATGCTGAATATTACTACAGTTCCGTGGTTTAGTGATAGATTGTTTGATACTTGTACCCATAAATGGTCTAATTTTATGTTATCGTTGAGGATTATCACACCAGATAAACATAAGGTTCGTCCTTTGTTACCATTTATTTTTGTGATTCCGAATTTTTTTACGGTAGCACAACAGTAAATTTTTTTACCTAGCAAGTGTTTTGTTTTTTCGTATCTTTCTGTTGTTTCTATCATTACATTTCCTTAATCAAAAACTTTTGTAAACACCCAATAGAACCCTAAAATAAAGCATCCAAAGAATATTACAGGTATTAAAATTGTTGTAAATGCAATAGTAGCTGCATAAAATAAACTTATACTAAGTATAACTATTATTAACAGTGTTAGAATTGTTAATGTTGAAGCGTTCATAATATTCCTTATTATTTTATGTTATATTTCGTTTTATAGGCTGTTAGAATTTCGTCTATGTTTTCATTATCATTTTCTTCTACTTTTTCAAACGAAGGCAATATCTTTGGTTCGCTAAATAAAAAGTAGAGAGATATTACAGCTGATGCAACAGTAGCTACCAGCATCCCACCTAACGACCCACCAAAGATAACTGTTAATGTTACTAACAGTGATCCATCAAAGAAAGCGTCTTGAAATCTCTTTTTTTCTATTTTTTTAAATATGATAAGTACATTAAAAGCTGTAGCAAATCCCATTATCAGTGACTGGTCCATAACAGTAAGCTCCTTAAATGTTGGTATATACGTGTTACTTTGTTAAACAAAATAACTATGATAGGTTATTACAAATCTCAAATAAAAAATAAAAGAGTACCACCATATGGCAGTACCCTATATTCTTTATTTCAAAGCTGTATGACAGGCTTTAAAATTTCTTATTTTATCTACGGCTTTAAAGCATGCCTCAAAGTCTTTATCAGCTTTTTCTCCTACAGCTCCTATAGATTCTCTATAATCTGTAAGTACTGCAGTTCTATTTTTATACAGTTTTGTTAAGTTGTCTGCATAAGCTTTCTTAATATGTAATGCCTTAGAAGGTAATGTTAAAAATGCGTCATGGATTGCAATGACATTACTACCTATATTTAAACAAACATTATCAGCTATTTTACTATCTAAATTATGTACTAACCCTGTAGCTGTAAATAGCTTAAATCTTTCATAGTCTGGCACTTCAAGTACTTTGTGCAGATGAAACTTCTTGACAATTTTCTTTTTCTCGTCAAACACTTCATATACGTGTAGATCTGCCCCTGCAGGTACAAATTTATTTACATACACTTCGTACTGCTCTCCCCAACCATTTACAATATACTTAGGTGTATCTATACTTGTATTCTTGATTATAGCATCTTTAAATCTTTTTACTACACCAAACTCACCACTACTAAAAGCCTTTCTTATAGCCAGTACTTCGTCTGGTTGAATGTCGATACCTGCATCTCTAAGTAGTTTTATAGTACTTTGACTGCTTCCGTAAAATACAGGTGTACCTACCTTCTTAGCTGATAGTCTTCTAACGCCTTCTACTTCCCAAGCATCTTTTAAATTACCTGCTCTAATTACGTTAGTTTTGTCCAACAGTCTTTCTTCTCCTAACAATACTCCAATGATCTGACCTAGCGACATCGTAGCATCTAGTTCTATCGGTATATCCCAATAAACTTGACCTACTTCTCTTAATAGATCTAATTTATCATACATGCGTTCCAACCAAATGTACTCATGTATTGTTTTTCTGTCTAAACTGTCAGGTAATTCTCTATTTAAAGAAGCTATTACACCACTAAGTACTTTTTCTGCATATCTTTTACGTTTCTTTCCAAGCAATTCTGCAATAAAAGCATAAACAGCATTTAACGAATCTTCATCGTGGCTATGTAGTATCTCGCCCTTGTTTAATACTAGACAAGCTCTAGCTCCTTTATCAGTAATTGGGTTAAATACTCTTTTTAACCCTTTGTATACTGCCCTTCCTCTTTGGTCCAGATATAGACCTTCTAAGTTGAATACTGTGTCTTTACCAGCAGTTATGACATTTTCTACTACTTGCTCTACTACTTTGCCGAAATGTAAAGTATTATTTATTGACGGGTACTTTTTAAGTATCTTTTTCATAGCATATACAGAATTTTCTATTAAATGTTTTTTGTACTTTACTATATAATTTTTATCGTATCTATACGAAACTTGTGAAGACATCAGAAACCCCGGTCTGTTTAACCCTGTTTCTTTTATACCGTACGGAGTTTTAACTTCTGTGCTTATATCACTCGTAAAGTACTTAGGCATATACTTATTTACAAGTATATGTTTACGATATTCTAAAATGCTTGTTTTTCCGTAGTAATCTTCAAGAGTACTTACATTAACACCGAACGAAGCATAAGAGTGTCTTATTTCTGTTACTAACAAGTTATAATGATCTAACACCATCATCAAATCTACTATGTATATTGTACCAAATTCGTCTTCTAACCCTGGTACTGACAATAACTTACCCGTAGCTATACTCCATTCTAATTTATGCATTACTTTGTTGAATGTATCTGATCCATAAAACAGTGTATTTAATGCTTTGTCTGAAAATACTGTTTCTATATATTGTACTAACATCTTCTTGTCTCCTTATTTATAAATTATTTTATTGTATAAGAGAGCCTATACTAGCTCTCTTTGACGTTTTAATGACGCTTCTCTTTGCATCTGTACTTCTATAACTTTGTCCATAATGCGTCTTTCTTCATCTTCCCAGTCTACTTCAGGTACTTCTACAATACTCAAGTTTAACTGATCTGCAATAATTGCTATAAGTAATTGCAGTTTTTCGTAATCTTGGGGATTACCTTCTATTACAACACCTTCATCATCCAGAAAACTGTGGTATCCGTACGCACCATTAATATCCAGTAGTGTATCTACATCTACACCTTTCTTTTCAAGCAGGTCTTTTACTATTGTAAAATTTGTTTCTATAAGCTCTTGATCCCACTGACCTACTACTGGGTTGTTTGCTATTTTAGACAATAACACAAGTAAGCCAACAACTTTACCTTGTGCTGCTTTCTTTGCAGTTTTGATACGCTTTTCTACTGTTGTTACATCAGCTTCAATAGCTATTGCAACTTCTCTTACCAAGTTTTCTAATGCCTTTACATCAGCCAGCTGCATAGATAAATCGATACCTGCAGTGCTTTCTAGTAGTGCTCTTCTTTTTTCTGCCAACTCTTGTTTTCTTTGTTCAACTCTCTCTTGAAATGTCATGTTCTTTCCTTTGAAATTTATTTAGAACCTGTATAGGCTCTTTAGAACAGTAGAATTTACTGCTCTAAGAGACTATGTATCTATATCATTTGACACTATTACTAACGTAATAGCTACAATCAGAATAACTAAAATTTGACACATAATTATTTTACTTTGTACATCCATCAGTAATCTCCTAATTCTAAATTCACACTATGTATATAGCTCCTATTATAATAAAAGTTTTTGTGTATTGCAAGTAGTCACCCAATACCATAAAAATATTTACTGTCTGTTTACCAAATCGTCCAAACAATATATATATTATATATACTATACTGCTGTATTGGTAATTAATGAATCTGTATAAAACATACAAAAACGTCCATTTCTGTACTATCGTTCTTTAATACGGATTAAATCTGGACTGATACACTTGAATTATGTACAAAAATAGTATATAATATTGAGAATTTAAAGGAGTTAAAATATGGAGTACACTATAACTAAAAAGCTTAAAGCAGGTAAAACTTTCCCTGTAAACCAAAACTTGGCTGGAATAGTACCTATGGCTACAGAAGATGAGCAAGCTTTACTTACTGATGATATAAAACAGAATGGTTTAATACATCCTATAGTACTGTACAAAGGACAGGTTGTTGATGGAAGGTGTAGACAAAAAGCTTGTCTTACTCTTAGCATACCTGTAGAAGCCGTTGATCTTGATGACAGTCTATCTGAGGATGATGTTAAAACATATGTCAAAGCAGTTAACACTAGAAGAAACTTGACTAAATCACAACAAGCTATGATTGCAGGTAGAGAAAGTTTAAAACCAGGACATACACTATCTGCTGAAGCCAAAGCTTGGGGAATTGGTAGATCTGTTGTAGCTAATGCTAAATGGTTATGGAAAAACTACAATGATGTAGCACAACAGCTATTTGATGGCAAGGTAGTGCCTATAGGAGATAAACTTACTACTTCTAGGGTTACTGTTGCCTATGCTTATTATAAGTCATTGTCTGAAAATGTTAAAGAAAACATTGAGCACGGTTTTGAAGAAGGTACAGTAATTAAAACACAGGCTGGAAAAGAGTGGTACTATAAACAAGTAAAAAACTTACATGATGATGTTAGAGTAAAAATACTTTTAGCTGAACTAGCTAACTATAAGTTCAGTAGGTAAGTTCTTTGTTACACAAAAATAAATAAGTACCCGACTTTAATCGAGTACTTGTAGTTTTTTACGTTTGGTTGGAGCTGCAATCTCTAACCCTAACATTATGTTTACTATCGCAGTTGCAGTAACTGCATATGTTTTGTCGTTTATTTTTACTTTATACCCATTTTGTTTTAGGTTGTTTAGTACATCTGTTCTGCTAAGACCTTCTCTAAACCATCTTATAGCTAACCATTGGTGTAATGCATCACCTGCTTCTGTTTTTATTATAGTCATAACTATCTCCTTATTTATAAATTTTATCCTATTCTAATAAAAGCTAGTTCTTTCTTATTTGTGTAATGTGTAAAAAATAAACTAGACTCCCTACAGGGAATCTAATAAGTCTTTCATGAATTGTTCTTTTACAGCTTTCTGCAATTCTTTTTTATTTGCCGTCAATACTTCTAACTCTGCTTCTCGAATTAGTCTTGACTTAACAAGCTCATGCTCTGCATCCTCTTCGAAGTTTTTAGCGTATTTACTAACCCCTAACACTACACTATCTACCATTCCTACAGTTGTATCTACTGCACCTAAACCTTTTACCAGCGTATTCTCTACGCTTTTAGTTAATTTGTTTGCCATTACAGGTCCTTATTTTTAATGTACATATTTTTATATGCCTGTTATAATAAAAGTGGGGGGGCTATTGTGTAATGTGTATTGTGTGGTGTGTACTACAAAACCCTCAGAAAATTTGTTATAATTCCTATATGAATTGCAAAAAATGTGAAGAACTGTTAAATAAGTACAGGTATGACTCGCTTACTGGTATGAAGTTAAGACATGACTATGAAGAGGAGATACAGAAACTATTAGATAACGATATAAAGTTTTATTATGTTCTATGGGATGTAAATAACTTACATAAAGTTAATCGTGATCTTGGGTATTCTGCTGGTGATAAGTTAATAAAAATGTGTTCTAATATAATAAAAGATACAGATTTTCTGATAGAGTGTTACCGTATAGGTGGTGATGAGTTTGTTTCTACTCACAGTAACAACCCTGTACTAATACCTAACAAATTGATGACATCTGTAACTGTGTTAAGTGGTACAGCTAACTCTGTATCTGAGTTAGTTGACATAGCAGATGTACTGCTTACTAAAAGTAAATACCGTAGACGTAGTGATAGGTAAATATGCTATAATTGACTTAATATAAATATTGGAGGTATTTTATGGCAGGTAGTGACTATATACCAATGTCTAAAATTATAGCACCTAAACCACTTGGGATAACTAGAGAAGAGCTACAGAGTCGTATGCCTAAAGGATCTAGTGCTAAAATAACTGATGAAATAATTGCATTGCTTAATTCTATGGAAGATGACACTGGACTAGATCAAGGATTGCTTGAGGAACAGTTTCTATCTAACTTACATCTTATAGAAAATACTACGTTTAAGAAACTTATAGCTGCAGTAAAATTCGTAAACTTGAAAAGATTTATGGAAAACAAAGATGCTTACTCTATAGTGTTTAGAGAAAAATATAATAGGTTGATAGCAGAAGGCAGGGATGTAAACAATTATGTATCTATGTATAATAGATCTCCACTTATTGTAGAAATAGAAAAAAAGACAATACTACCTGCTCATTTAGAGTATAGTAAAACTAGGCACAATATGATAATGAGACTAGAGTCTCTAGCCAATGGTGTGTGTGCTAATGGAGGAAAAGTCAGTCCTATGGTGCAAGCAACTGCAGCGTCTAAATTATTAGACCAGCTAGCAATCCCTGCTGAACATACAGTAAACTTAAATTTCGGGCTTACTGATAAAGCAGTTAGTGTACAAGAACGTCTTATAGAACAACTAAATACAATGACAGAGAAACAATACAATGAACTTATAAGTGGGGCTGATTTGAACGATGTGCAGCAGTTAGGTATTAATGTTATTGATACAGAAACAGTGTAACTGGTGATACGCATATGAGTAATAATATTACGGCAATCGCTGACGACGACACACTTTATAGTACGTTGTCTGACGATGTAAATCCTAGTGACATAGAAAGAGTCAATAATACAATAAAAAATAATGAAAATTCTTATACTTTTGACTTAGACAAAGCGCTTGACACTTATGATCCTACATTTCCTAGATACACTCCTAGCAAAAATGCACTAGAATACTTTAACATAATGCGTCTAGTACAAGGCAAGGATTTTGAGTTCAACACACCAAAAGCCCATTACTTTATGGCTGATTTATTACTAAATGAGATTACTGATCCTATGGTGTTTCCATACAGTGAAGAAGTCTGTAAGACAATATCTATAGATACGTTACGTCTAGCTTTTATGGAGAGCAGGGGTATGTCTAAATCAACTGTAGTAGTGTCTTTCTTTGGTGTATACAGTGCCATAAAAGGAGAACTACCTAACGGTATAGGAAAAGTATATTTTTATCTTGTTGTAGCAGCAGCAAGTAAAGGTGGTGCTAGAGTAAATGCCTTAGCCGTAAGAGCTATGTGTGAAGACAGTCCTTTTATAAAGGAATACTTTGAAGAAGTACGATTTACTGAAAGTGAAAGTGAGTTTGTACGTAGAGGATCTTCACCAAAAAAAGATCGTAGCTTCTTGTTAAGATACCAAGGTATAAGTACAGGTATCCGTGGTGTTAGGTACGGTGAACGTAGACCATGTGCGATAATATTTGACGACATTATACTTAATGAGGCTGCAGCTTATTCAGTAACTGTGTCAAAGGCTCTTAAAACAGCTGTAGCATCTGACGCAGTATCTGCGCTAAAAGGTGGAGGTAAAGGAAGGATAATAAACTGTTTTACCCCTTTTCATTATGAAGATGTTAATACTTCTCTTATTATGACAGGTGCTTATACTCCTTGTGTTATACCTATAGCAAAGACGTTCGATATACCTAAAACTGTTTTTGCAGCTAGAAAAAATCTACTATCGTCAAACATAGAGAGCAGCTGGGAGTCGATGCATCCAAGCAATAGTATACGTGCTATGGTAATATCAGCTATGCAAGCAAAAGAGTTACGAAGTTTTTTACAAGAAAGAATGTTACGGTTATCATCAGATTCTGATAGGCTTGTTTCAGACTCGTCTATACAGTACTTCGACTTAAATGATGTATTAAGAAAAAAAGAAAACTACCACATATACATTACTACTGACTTCACTACTACTTCAGGTACTGCTAGTGACTTTAGTGGAACTGCGTCATGGGCTGTAGGTAGTGATGACAAGTGGTATTTACTTAATGTAATATTGTCAAAGCGTGACATGAAAACTCAGTATGAAGATACACTTAACGAAGCTATCAGATGGAGCAGCTATGGGTCACATACAGAAATAGGTATTGAAGTAGACGGCAATCAAAGAGCGCATTTATACAGCATGCGTAAATTGATGGAAGAGCGTAATACAGTATTTCCTTTATCAAGAGACAAATACACAAAACATCCAGAAGGTGGTGTATTGAGTAGAGGGTCTGGTGTAGGCAAACATGAGAGGTTCCGTATAGCTGTTCACCAATTATTCAATACACGTAGAATATTTTTTGCAAGACAGTTAATAGATACTCAAGATTTTACGGAGTTTCTTGCACAAATAAGGGGAGCTACTCACGCAACATTTACAAGATCTGATGATGCCCCTGACCTTATAACAATGCTAACAGTAATAGATTATATACTCCCTGACAAAAAAGGCAATGTATTATCTGATATGAGTTATACAGGTTCTTCATACATGTATGAAAAAGATGACGAAGAAGATGTTTTAAATTCTAACAATCCGTACGGTATGTATGGTGACACCGATAATATTAATGAAGCTACTAATTTTGACGATGATTTTTCTAATAATTACTGGTTTTAGCTTGCAATATGCTATAATACTAAATCTAATATTATAGGTGTAAATAAGTATGACATACCAACAATTTATAGACATGGCAAAAGCAGGTGAATTAAAATCTTTAGCTATTAAAACAGATACTGAAGCTATATTATCATTTGTTAATTTAGGTCTTTTAGAGTTATATAAAAGATTTCCTATAAAAACTGTAGAACATATAGTTGAGTATGACGAGAATAATATTACACAAGAATATAAAATGCCTGCTGATTACATGTGGTTAGTAGCTGCTTATTGTGAAGTACCTTCAAATTATTCTGACAACACTATGTCACTTCCTATTAACAGTGTAGACGATCCTTACACTGTAAACACTGTAAGTTATAATACAATACAGATACCTATGATGGCTTCGCAGGAACGTGTATCGCTAATATACGCTGCTTCTCCAGACATTGTTACAGAAACTGACATATTATCTGAGTTAGATTTACCTATACCACCTCAACTTATAGACTCGCTAATGTTATATGTAGCGTATAAAGCAAATGATACTGTTGCTGGCAATAAAACAGATATAGAAAGCAATGTACATTATACTAGATACGAATTAAGTATAAAACGTGTAGTGGCTGAAGGTATGTTTAATGAAGAGAGCTTAGATATGTCTGGAAGACTTTATCAAAAAGGATTTATATAATGGGAAGAAGTTCTACATTCTGCAATTCGTCTACTATCCCTATATCTCAGTTTATAGGAAGCAAGTACGACGATGTAAAAGAAGTTGCAGACAAGCTCGACATGCTAACAGAAATAGCAAATATTGATTATAATGCTTTATTAAGTGCTTTAGAAGAAGCTCAAGATTTTACAGGTATAGTTGTAGTTCCTACTACTACAGAATCTAGGTGGGATGCAGAAACAAAAACACTGTATGTAAAAACAGTTGAAGGTATACAAGGCGAGAAAGGTATACAAGGAGAGAGAGGAGAGAAAGGAGAAAGAGGAGAACGTGGGTTACAAGGATTACAAGGATTAAAGGGCGACACTGGTGACAAGGGTGATAAAGGTGATAAAGGCGATGACGGGAAACCTGGAGTAAGTATCCATCACATAAAACCTGTAGGCACTACAGAACCTAATGGTCAGTTTACTACCCCTGGATACGTAGATACTTATAATTTATTTGCAGATGCAGATGAGACTTTGGTTCTTGGAAGTTTTTCTGTAGCAAACCCTGACCTTTCAATAGCACCTGAAGTTATGACTAAGAGTACATATGACTCTAACAGCAGTGGCGTTGTAGACAATGCAGAAAAACTTGACGGAAATACTGTAGATGATGTTATAAATGCAGTAGTAGAAAAAGTACCTACAAGCTACGCTGCATCTAACATTACGTTAGATACGTCAGAATTTGATGGAAACTTTGATAATAGCGTAACTGACGTACAGGCAGCTATAAATTATTTAGATAATCTTATAACATCTGGTGGTAACGTGACTATAGAATCTGGTGATACTCCTCCAGTAACTGCTGAAGATGCTACGTTGTGGCTAAACACTAAAAACAATAGTGTGTATATTTACGTCAACGGTGTATGGGTAAATGCTACAACTAGTTTATCAGTAACTACAATATCTACTGTACTGTCAGTTATATTAGACACTGCTCCTTTTTCTGCAACTTCTACCACACATGTAGACACTGTAAAAGTATGTGTAGTAAGAAATGAGAACTTGTTTACAGATATTACGTTAAATGGAAACGTACTTACCTTCAACAAAGCTACTGAATATACAAACATGATTAAAAAAATAGTACCGTGTTATAGAAGTTCTGTATTACTGACTAATGATGGTACAATCATGGAAGCAGGGTATGATGTCTCTTCGAATGTGTTTGTACCTGTAAATGTAAATGGCTTCGTGCGTGATATTTTCTATGGACATGAGGCTGTATGGTTATTGATGTACGACGGAAGTGTAATGTACAAAGGACTGAACACATCGTACACTGCAGGTCTTGGACATTCATCAGAAGTTGCTTCTTTTACAAAAGTTCCTTATATAGAAAACATTAAAAAAATAGCTAGTACTAGAGATTTTTCTGTAGCACTCACTGAAAGTGGTAACGTATTTGTTGTAGGAGATGCTGAAAAAAACAGTACGTACCTTCTTAATGGAGATAGTTCTATTACAAGTAGATTTACATATGTAGACAATTTAGGACATACAGTCATTGATATAGCTGTATCTAGTATGTCTACGTTTATTTTAACATCTAGTAATGAAGTATACGGGATAGGTCTTGCTTACGGTCTTTACGAAAATCTTACCGACGCGTACAATCTAGGGTTAGTAAATAACATGGCAGTGTCTAACAAACTTGTAAAAGCTGTAGGAATACCTAACGGAGACATAGTAAGCATACATGGTCCATCATATGTAGGCTCTGTAAGTATAGCGTGCATTGACAGCAGTAATATTATATACGGTAATAAAGAAGACAGCTCGTATAACGAGCTAGGTGGACTAAAAGATACAAGCACGCATGGATTTTCTAACTTGCATATAACAGGCACTGACATAGTTATAGGGTACTATTGTTCGTTTTATATAGATTTAGATGGTATTGTATGGGCTAGTGGTCTGGATTATGGAGGTCAGTTAGGTACTTCTGGTAGTGTTACTGAATATACAAATACTGGTATAAGTAATGTTTCTTATATCTCAAGTATTCAGTACAACTCGTTTATGGTATTAAATACCGATACCTTTTTATGTGTAGGAGACAACTCATCAGGCGAACTCGGTATAGCAAGTGATGACTCATCTACAAATGAATGGTCTCAGTATTCTGTAGATATTGCTAACTCGTCAGGGTATATAGCATGCACTGACGTTATTAAAGTAGATATGGGTGTAGACTTTGAAGTATCTACAGTATCTGGTGACACTGCAGGTATAGATGAAGTGCGTATATTAGGATACGTAGTTACAGATGACAATATACATACTGTAGATACTACAGACTACTTAAAAATTGACGGTAGTAGAAATCTTGACAGTAGCTATACTCCAGTAGACGATTATTCAGTTGCTACAAAACTGTACGTAGATTCTATTAGCAAAGTAATAGAAGTGTCAAATGTAACTGATTTAGACTCTATTGATGGCAATATTGTACACTCTGTATGTGTAACATCTTCAACATTAGGTGGCATATACGTATATGATCCATACTATACTGGAACAGCTTATAGTTATAATGGGTGGGTACGGCAAAGTAACTCTGGAAACAAACCTGCAGTAGACGTTTATGTTGATACAACAAATTTTGGAGGAGAAGTTTTAAGTAGTGAAGATACAAATCTACAACTAGCGTTAAACACGCTAGACAAACTTGTAAACACTGGAGGGTCGGTAGAAGTAGTAAAACAAGATTACCCACCAGCGTCGTTAAAAGAAGGTAGTATATGGTATGATACTAAAAATAACATGATATTTTTCAGTATAAATGGTTCTTGGGTAAATGCTAGCAAGACAGTAAAAGTACCTTTTTATAACAATATTCTAACTACTATATTAGAAAACAGTACTGAATATCCTTTGAGTATCAAAAGTGACACTGCTGTTGGAGCTGTCAGATTACTTGTAAGACGTACAGAAGATAAGTTTACAGATATAACCATAAATGGCAGTTTGGTAGAGTTTAAAACGTCTGAGCAGGATATTCCAAGCATAGTAAATATAGCATCAGGCAATAAAGAAACTGTTATATTACTAAATGACGGAACTGTGTTTACGTCTGGAGATTTTTCAGACAGTGCAGTATTCGTTCAAGATACTACCGTTACTGACTTTATAACTGATTTGTTTGACGGTGTAAGAGGTGTATGGATAAAGAAAGTAGATGGAACTGTTTTATATAGAGGTGCAAATTATAATTTTACTGCAGGGCTTGGTCATAGAAGCACTGTTTATCAGTGGACAGAAATACCGTACTTGAAAAACGTAAAAAAGATAGTAAGTACTACAAACTTCTCTGTAGCATTAACTGATTTAGGGTTTGTACACACTGTAGGATATGTAGTATCTGCAGACAGCTATCTACCTAACGGTACTACTGCGACAACAGATAAATTTACTTTAGTTGACGGCATAGATAACGTAATAGATATAGCAGTATCTTCTACTTCAACATTCATGCTAAAAGCAGACGGAAGTGTGTACGGCGTAGGTAAGGCTTATGGTTTGTTTGAATCTATATCAGATGCACATCAAAGTGGTTTAGTTAACGATTATTCAGCTGTGCTAAAACCTACTAAAGCTGTAGGACTTCCTAACGACATAGTTAAGATATTCGGAGGTTCAAGTTCTTCAGAATCAATAGTATGTGTTTCAGCTGACGGAAGTATGTACTGTAACTATGAGAATACTACGTATAACGATATAGGTGGTTTGAAAGATTTATCTACTGATGCTTTTACTTACTTAGGTATTAAAGGAAAATATTTTACTACTGGGTATCACTGTTCGTTCTACATAGACGTTGACGGCAACTCGTTTGCAAGTGGTTATAACTACGGAAATCAATTAGGGCTTTCATCTAGTGTAGACTCGTATACTGAAATAGATGTACCTACAGGTGTATCTAAAATAGTTACAGCCTATAATCAATCATTGTGTATAACAGATACAGATATTATAGGAGTAGGCGAAAATAGTGTAGGTGAGTTAGGTGTTGATGATACAACTGATAAAGATACATGGGCAACTGCTACCATAAGTATAGACTCTAACTTTAACGGATTTAGGGCTTTATCAGAATATATTCCGTTAAACAACATTACTGACATATTTATAGATGTGATAGGTAGTAATAGTATTGATAGTATATACGTGTCTTTGTATAACATTACAGAAGAATATGTTTTTATGGAAGATACTACTTCGTACCTATACTCTAACGGCTCTGTTCTTCTTGACGAGGATTATACACCGTTTACTGAAAGAAGTATAGCAACTAAAAAATACGCAGATGATTTAGTATCTGTTGTAGAGTGGTAATTAACACTATATTGGAGAATATAAATGAGTATTATTAGAAAACAAGACACTGACGGAGAAAAAACAAGTAATTTAGGTGTAGGCGAGTTTGGGTTTGATGCAAACACGGACAGTTACGATAAAAATAGAGTATATATAGGTACGTTAGAGGCTAATGATGTAAAGCTAGCTACTTTATCTGACGCTATTGCACATAACCGTGACAGTATAAACAATACTATTGCTTATGGTATGGTAGCTGCAGAAAAATCGAAAAACAACTACTTTATAGATGTAAACGATGGAGGTATCTGTACAGTCGACCCTGCATCGAGTAAGTTTTTTGAACTCGACAGCAATGGAAATATGTTAGGAGAGTGCATACATATACTCGGCACTGATGGTGACGAACTCAATACATTTTCATGTGAATCTGGTTTAGGTGTAATAACATTAAGAAATACAGAAGTTGATGATACATCAGTGTACGGTTTAAAACTTAACAGTGTTTCCAACGTAGGAGTTGTGTCAAACATTAACGATAATTATCCAACAGAATGTACTAGACAAGGTGATATGTTAATTATAGATGATGTAGATGTAGAGTTATCTCCAGACCCCGATTTTGACAATGGGATATATACTTGGAGCACATCTACTCCAGTTACATCTGTCAATTACGACAGTGATAACAAAATGCTTGTCGTACGTTCTGATGGAGAAGATAGTACGTATTTCCCTGCTATAGCAGTACTACAGTCACTTTCAGGTGACATGCCAGGTAAGTACGAAATAACTGTATCATACAATAGTGGAGACGCTGGTGGTATAAAAATATATTGTGGAGATAGCGATGTTATCGTAGATACTGACAACGACAACGAAGAGGCTACTGTAACAAAGGTAGTAAGTTCTGCTTCTGTATACCTAGAATTTAAAACAGTAGGTAATACTGACAAGTATGCAGAAATATCATACATGTCTATAAAACGCGTAGAACCTTTATTCTTGATACGTAACACATCAGACACATCTTCTAGTATTTTATCAAATTACTCTCCTGACACTTTAAACTACAGTCCTAAAATATTCACAGAAACAAAGAATGCAGTTAGAGAAGATTTTGTATTTTTAGAAATTTTTGAAGAGGATGTAATCGACAAAGATTTTGTACACGTGTTTGGGAACGTTTCTTTTGAAGGTAGTTATTGTGGTAGTTTTCCAACTCTTGAAACACCTACATTCGATGGCTATGATACATACTCGTTGCCTAGTGTTAATGCTGACACCAATGTAATAGGAAAAGGCGTACGTTGGAGTTCTATCAGTGATGACGATAGATTACGAATTGTGTCAGACAAAAGAAATAACATTACAATTTCAGATAACGGTAGATACATACAAACTAAATTTAGGCTTCGTACTGTATCAGGTAACGGAAGTTCATGGAGTAACGTAGAGTATAGCACTGGTACGAACCTGTCTTACAACTATGCGTATGGGTATAACGGACGTATAATGTCTCAAGGCTCTAAAACTACACCGTACTATGAAGCAGATCTGTACGGTGTCGATACCGGTAGTTATAGTATACATTCAAGTAATAGTAAATTGTTAGGGTCTTTTTCTCCTAAATACGGTACTGAAATAGATACAGTAGCTGTTCCTATAGCTCTAGTTCAACGCAGAAATATAGGTGTGTATCATGTAAAATACAATCCACATGGCACTGCAAAGTATTGCTACATAAATGATGATGGTACATTTTCAATGATAGAATGGTATGAACTAGGCTCAAACTCGTATCCTGAAAACTCGTTGAACAATATAAGTAAATCTGCTATGTTTAGCCCTGACCATATTTCTTGTATAAATGACGATGGGTCTGTAATAGGAAATCTAAATAGTAATGACAGTAGTTTAACAAGAACTGGTAGTGTTAAATCTACAGTGTGTGGAAGACCTGACGGTATGTTTTACGACGGTGTGTATGATTGTGATATTACAGACCTAAGAAAGTATGCTACAGATATAGACTTTGAACGTGTAATGGATGATTATCATACAAAGGTAAGAAATGGCAGTGTAAGAGGTAAAGAAAAAGCAATAGTAGTAAACGACTATACAAGTATAGATTCTATAAATGAACGATATACAGATGCTTATGGAAGACTAAACACTGGTACGTACACTGAAAGTGATTATACGTACAATAATTACGGAACTGCGTGTAGTATTTTAGGCGATCCTAGAAAACTTTCAGACAGAGTATCTATAGTTACAGTATCTGGCGATGGTCTATCATATGATGTATTTAAAGGCATGTATATCAAAGCTGATGAAGAATACTATAGAAGTTTGTCAGACAGAGGATTAATAACAGTTGACCCTGACACAGAAGATTACACAGATATAACTAACTGGATTTCTTTAGGCTCTGATGGTACTATTGGGTCTATGCCTATAAACCTTTCTAATGGTACTGAGTGTATGTATGACTTTATACTTGATGATGTAAATAAATCATATAACGGGTTTTCTACCAAAGTATCTGGACATGCTTCTTATAGAGGGTATTTTAAAGTATGTAAAAAAATATACAATAACATAACTGCATACTATCAAGTAGTATACGAAGTTTTAGCCATACTCCCTGACGGAGAAGTACGAAAACTGACATTTGATGCAAATTACGGCAATGCTATTACAGGTGACTACGACATTTACTGGACCAGAAATTATGATAACAGCATATCATTCGGAATAAGTGGTGTAGACGAAAAAGATTGGGATCTTATAAAAATACTGGTATTTTATAAGACTAAAGTATCTACAGCTATACCTACAAAAAATTCTAAAGTTATATCATACAGCAATATTGCGATGACAGAATGTTCATCGTTTAAAGATTCTTTCCCAAGAAATAATATAGTATACCCTCTATTAGGCAAGGTAAATACCTCAACTATAAACGGAAATTATGGAATAGCTTTGTATAATCTAGGTTTTGATGCCAATAGAATTATTGACCCTACATACGGAATACCTTTTACAAATACGTTTTTTTCTTACATGGTAAATTTCAATCTTCTTGAAAATGCTTCTAGCCCTACTTTGAAATACATACACTATCTATCTGAAAATAACGGCGTGCTACAACTTGTTTTATTGTTCAAAGAACTTGCTTTTACTAACGGTAGTTGGGGAGAGGATGTTCTAATACCTGTTACTGATTATGTGGATTTAATAGCAGATACTAATGGTACTTATGTGATGTTTGGTCAAAAATCTATAGAACTTCCATACTATTTTAAAGGAGATTAAATTGAACAAGTATGAACATTTGCGAGATATGGCGTATGAAACTTTAGTAAATATGCCAACAACAAAAAACTTTTCTGCTACACTGCATGTGTCTGTAGATTACATAAAAAACAAACTTATTGCAAAAAATGTACGCTCTTTATCTACTTTTTACGACGTAAACTATTCAGTAGATCAAGTTACAGATATAAAAGATAGAACAGGGGCTACAATATTTACAACAACTACTAAATTACCTTGTATAGAATACTCTGTAAATTCCGAAGGCAGCAAAGTGTATGATAAGTATTCGTTTACTATTGATGGTACAGAGTATGTATGTGATAGTCATTCAAATAAATTAGATGACACTGTTATGGATTTAATAAACACTGATAGAGTTGTTGTACGCATGTCCAAAAATAGTTTTATAACAGAGAAGATAAGTTCAGTACGTGTAAATTACGTAGATTTTGCTGATGATACTCTTATAGATGTGTTACTTAATACAGTAATACCAGCAATGGCTGATGAAAGTACTGACAAAGCATTAGCATACATAGCCAGCAAGCCTAAGGTATCAGAGCAGCAAAGGTATAGATATACAGTAAAAGCCAAAATAGCAGAAAAAGCAATATCAGGAGATAAGCAGTGTTATTCTATGTTAGACCTAGAAGCCAAAATAAAAGAAATAGATACAGATGTGTATATAAACGACATAATCAAAATGTCGTCAATATGGAGTACTACTGCAGATGAGTTGGTAGTAAAAATAGAAGCAGTGCGTACAGCAGTGTGTGAACTTTTAAAGTACGATAGCGCAAAATCGCAAGATGCAGCATATGTTACAAACGTAGGTAAACGTGTGCATAAAGCAATAAATATAATATCTTTGGGATCGAATTTAACAGCATACTCGTCTGTTGACAGTATACTTAAATTGTTCGATAACGACTATAACATACAATAATAGAGGAATTTAGCGTATGAGCAGTAAGAAATTTTCAGACCTCAGTTTAGAATAAAGAAACAACATATGTAACGGATGTGGTGGAAAAGGGTCAATTATAAATGTGCCAGATTTCTTGTTCAAAGTAAGTTGCGATCATCACGATTATTTGTACTACGTAGGTGGTACTTAAAAAGATAGAGCAGTGGCAGATAAAAAGTTTTTAAGATACATGCTTGAAGACGCTAGTAGTAGTATATGCACTATAGATGTAATATATTATAAAATTTGGGAGTATTCTTACTATTATGCAGTTAGGTTGTTTGGTAAAAAGTATTTTAACTATAAACAATTTACATTAAGTACTGTATTATGATATAATCACAGCATTTAATATATTATTTAGGCTACTAAAAAGGAAATTTTGTTTATGGTAGAAAGTTGGATGGTAAGTGCAATAATTGCAATCACTGGTGTTATAGCTACATACGCTACAACAAGAACGACATTAAGTAAGCAAGTAGAGGATTTTAAAGATCATCTAAAAGACGATAGTACATATCACAGAGACATGGACCAAAAGTTGAATGCACAATTTAAACGTATAGATGATCTTACAAATAGATGTACAGTACTTGAACAAGAAAATAAAGCATTGCTTGACCTTGCTACAGCTGAAGCAAAGTTTGTTTCAAGAAAGGAATTTGACCTTCATTTAAAAACTATAGAGTATGTATCTAAAAATACACAGAAATCGGTAGAAAGGGTGGAGGGAAAGTTAGAGGACATAGCAGACGCTATAAACACATTAAGCAACAAGAGGTAAAAAATGTTTGGATCATTATTTAAAATTTTTTCAGGAAGTGCGTTAAACTCTATAGAAAATATTGCTAAAGAGTGGATAGAAACAGACACTGAAAAAGCAGAAGCAGGTAAAATCGATGCAGAGGCTAAATCGCTTTTTATAAAAACGTTAGATCCTAACGGTCTTATGAGACGTGAACTGTCTAGGTTTGCAAGCAAAATGTATGGAGTATATTTGATTACTACTTTATCGTTACTTATAGTTGTATATTTTGGGTACGGTGATAGTAACGCTGCACAACTTGTTACTGACAAAATAACAAAGTTGTTCATGCCTATAACAACTGCATGGGGTGCTATAGTATCTGCATCTTTTGGAGTAAATGCAGCAAACACTATAAAAGGAATTAAATGATTAAGAATCTTGTATATACTTATGTAATATGTTACACTACATATTTAAAAGACACTATATAAAATACAATAGGAGATTTAATGAAAAATTATTTTGAAAAAGAGTTGCAAGATAAACGACTCAGTTGTCCTTGTGGTTGTGGTGCAAAGGTATCTGATGAGCTACTAGAAAAACTAAACAAGTTACGTAACCTGTATGGAAAACCTGTATACATAGTTCAAGGTGCTACTTGTAAAGATTATAGTGTTAATCATGTAGGAAGAAAACCTACCAGTACTCATATCAGTACAGAAGAAGAGAATGCCGTTGGTGTAGATATATCGAGTAAGACATTTGACTCCAAAGAAGATTACTTTAAATTCATAGCATGTGCTGTACAAGTAGGGTTTACAGGGTTTGGTCAAGGGTCTAAATGGGTAGGAGCAGGTAGTGATACTAGATTACATTTAGATATTAAAAGAAGTAATGCAGGTGATTTTAGAAGCTGGTGCTATGGCTGTTAAACCTGTACTAATACTGATGTGAGTGGTTTACCATGAAAATAAATAAAAATAAAGTGCTTAAAGATCTTCAAAGCGATTACGAAAACTCTAAGACTCATCAGGAAGCGTGGGTAGGCAAACGTGATTGTTGGATAAGAGAGACTTACGGAAAGCCTTACGGAAATGAAGTAAAAGGAAGATCGTCTATAGTAAGTAAAGATATAAAACGTCAACTAGAATGGCTTATACCTTCAATGACTGATCCGTTTCTAAGCACTCCAGATGTAATAAAATGTAACCCTGTTACTTATGAAGATACTAACGCAGCTAAGCAAAATGAGCTATTGTTGAACACTCAATTTGCTAGATTTTTTGATAGGTACAATTTTATAAATAAAGCAGCTAGAGTACTAGCTACTGAAGGTACATGCGTAGTGCAGACTGGGTGGGACTATAAATATGAAGAGGTTGAGGTAGAAACGGATGTTATGACTACTGATAATGAAGGAAATTCTATAGTATCAGTAGAAAAAACTACTCAATATAAAACGATAAAAAATAGACCTACTGCTAGAGTGTGTAGAGGCGAAGATGTGTTTATAGACCCTACTGCTATGGGAGAGTTTGATGATGCGCAGTTTATAATATATAGATACGAAACTACGCCTAGTAGTTTGCTTGAAGATGGAAGATATAAAAATATAAAAAAAGTACTACAAAAAATAGTAAGTAAGTATGATGATGATTATGACCCTGAAGATAGTACAGATTTCGAGTTTAACGACGCTGCTAGAAAGAAATTAGTAGTATATGAGTATTGGGGAAACTATGACTTAAATGGTGACGGTATAGCTGAACCTATAGTATGTGTATGGACTGATAGCAATATCATAATACGTTTAGAAGAAAATCCTTTCCCTGATAAAAAACCACCTTTTATAGTAGTTCCGTTTACTCCTATACCTTTCCAAATGGAGGGCGAAGCTTTAGCAGAAAATATAAGCGATAATCAAAAAATAAAAACTGCTATTGTACGTGGCATGATAGATAATATGGCAAGATCTAACAACGGTCAAGTAGGTATTCGTAAAGGTGCGTTAAGTCTTGCTGACAAGAAAAAGTTTATCAGTGGTAAAAATTTCGAGTTTAATGGTACTCCTAACGATTTCTGGCAAGGTAGCTTCAATCACCTCCCTGCCAGTGCTTTCAATATGCTAGAACTTATGAATCATGACATAGAAAGCCAAACAGGTGTGAGCAGTTTTAGTGGAGGTATCAACTCTAACAGTTTAGGCAGCACTGCCACAGGTGCTAGACTTGCTATGGACTCAACATCTATGAGAAAACTTAATCTTATAAGAAACATATCAGAAAATCTTGTTAAACCTCTTATGAGAAAATGGATGTCATATAACGCAGAATTTCTCGATGAAGAAGAAGTAATAAGAATAACAAACAACGAGTTTATTCCTATTAAACGTGACGACCTTGAAGGCAAGATAGATATTGACATAAGCATCAGTACTACAGAAGATAACAGTGCAAAAGCACAGCAGTTAAGTTTCTTGTTGCAAACTATAGGTAATAGTATGGGCACAGAACTTATGCAAATAATCTTGTCTGATATAGCGTCATTACAAAAAATGCCTGAACTTGCTTATAAAATATCTAACTATAAACCACAGGAAGACCCTAATGCTAACACTGCCCGACAACTAGAAATGCAACGACTGCAACTAGAAAACGAAATGCTAAAAGCACGTATTGCAGATACTTATTCGAGAGCAGAGGAAAACTCTGTAGATGAAGAGCTTAAACATGCTAGAGCTAGGTTAGAAAATGCAAAAGCAGACAAATTGCTAAGTGACAGGGATTATGTAGATCTTAAGTTTGTTAAAGAAAATATAGGCATCGATCACCAAAACCGTCTTGAGCTAGAAGACTTAAAAGCAAGACTAAACCTGCTTAGTATGCAGTATCAACATAAGGCAGGTGATACTAACATAGGAGTAATACAATGACAGTATTAGAAAGAGCTGCCAGAACAGAAAAAAATGCAAGCACTTTAAGAAGCATTGAGGAATATAAAAATGCTATGGCTAGAATTGGTGAGCAATTACTAGCATCAAGATCAATTAAAAGTGTAGAAGTAGACCCTCGTACAGAAATTAGCTATAACAGTACTAGTTATGGCAGTGACTACAATAATGATGGTCTAGCTTCTATGTTAATGCCTAACTAAAATAATAAGGAATACGATATGATTAATAACACTAACAACGGTCTTGCTGAACAACTTACTGCACCTACTGCAAACAATGTAACTACTGCTGGTAATTACACTAACACAAAAGAAAATATTTCACAGCAGCAGATGATGGAATTTATTATGCAGATTGTAGAACTACTCAAACAAGGCGTTACAGAACAAGAGTTGATAAATAACGGAATACCTACAGAGTTTATAGATATAGCTAAAGAACAGATAGGAACATATAACAATGAAGTAAAACGCAGTGATGAAGGCATAGGACTAGCAGAATTAAGTACTATGTAAGCTTAAGTTAAGTTTAAGTTAAATATAATTTCGTATTGATTACATTTTCTGTGTGTCGATACAACATTTAAAGGATTCATTTATGAACAACCAAAAACCAACTGAAGAACTGTTTACAGTTGATAATGAAAAGTATGTAAAACTTAACGAAGCATTATCACGACTTAAAGAAAATGAAGATTTTCAAACTTTGATACTTAATGGTTACTTTAAGGATAAAGCTATAAGTAGTGTTAGTATGCTAGCAGCTCCTTACACGATGCAAACAGGTGCACGTAAAGATGTTCTTGAGCAATTAATTGCTATTAGTTACTTAGAAGATTACTTTATCACTATCGAAAATCTAGGTGCTGTTACACCTGATGAAGATGAAGATGGAGATAGTTAATGGCTAAGCAATATACAGACGACGAACTATTTACAATGAGTGATGAAGAGTTTGAACAAGTTTTAGCTGAAGATGCTTCTGGTGTTGATGAGTTTATTGATGATTCTACAGATACGGAACAACCTGATGGTGTACAGGATTCCGACAATAATGCTGATTATGAAACTGATATTACTGATGACTCAGATTCTAGGAGTACTGACGATATTGAAGACAACCCTGCTGAAGAGGGCTCTGATGTCTCTGAAGACCACCCTACAGAAACTGAAACTGATGATGTCGATGAACAAACAGAAGAAAGTACTGATATTAATGAAGAAACCACTGCTGCTGAAAACACTAAATCTGACAAAAAAGTATTTAGAGCTAACGGAGTAGATTACGAGTTTACTCCTGAAGAGATTATGGAGAAGTTTCCTATAGTATTTGCTCAAGCTATGGATTATACTAAAAAAACACAACGTATAAAACCATACAGTAAAACTATTGATGCTATAGAGCAGGCTGGTTTAACTCATGATGACATAAATTTGGCTATTGATGTACTTAAAGGAGACAAAGATGCTCTTACTGAGGTATTAAAAAGAACAGGTGTAGATGCCCTCGATTTAGACCCAGATAATAGTAAATACACTCCTAATGATTATGGTCGTGATGAACATACTCAAGCTCTTGAAGAGACAATTAAACAGATAAGTTTAGACCCTGAATACTCAGTTACGCAACGAGTACTTACTCAAGATTGGGATGAAACATCGTTTAACACTGTTACTCAAGATCCTAACATGTTACGTGGATTGCATATCGATGTTAAGACAGGTACGTATGCCAAACTCTTACCTGTAGCAGAGAAGCTTAAAGTATATGATAATGGTAGAAAACCGTTTATCGAGTATTATAAAGAAGCTGCTTCTAAGGTACTTAACAACACTGCAAAAGATGTACATGTAAATACAACACAAAAAGCCCCTGTACAACGTACAGCAGTTGTAAACAAAAGTAAGGCACAGGCTAGAATTAAAGCAGCTCCTACACGTAAGGCTGTTACTAATTCAAACAACTCTAGCAATAACGGTTTTGACTATATCAATGGATCAGACGAAGAGTTTGAAAAATGGTATAACAACATAAGAAAGAATAGCTAGGTTCTTTCTGTAAAGGATATAAATTATGGCAACTAACTTTTATGGTGATGGTACTAACGCAAGTGCTGGCTCTAATGTAAACTTACACTTTTATGACCGTGTAGGTATCAAAGCAGCTAACAGATCTAGTATTTATTCTCAATTCGCTTCTCGTAAATACATGCCACAAAAACTCGGCAATGTTTATAAAATTAGTAAGTACTTACATATGTATGATAGATCTGTAACAGATGCAGATTTTGCTTCAAAAGGTTATTTAACTGCTCGTACAGCTGCAGAGGTTTCTGCTTCATTGTCGTCTGCATTACTTGCTGAAGGCGCTGGCGCAGTAAATAAAAGAAAACTTCAAAAAGTTACTATGGAAACTCAACTCGCTCACTATGGAGAGATGGTTGATTATACTGATGAAGTAATTCTTTTCTCTAACGATGATATGCAGGTGAAATATCATGAAGAACTTGGTGAGTTAGCAAACTCAAGGATAGAAGATCTTATCCAACTAGATATGTTGTCTACTGGTACTGTACTTTATGCTGGTACTGCTACGTCGTTAAGTACAGTAGGTAAGGACATCGCTGCTGATGGTTCTGAAGACGCTAACTGGATTGCTAACTATGATCTTATGCGTAAAGCTGTTCGTAAACTTGTTCGTAACCGTGCTAACAAAAATACAGAAATCGTAACAGGGTCAACAAAAGTGGACACTTCTACTGTACCAAAATCGTACTATGCTATTATTGGTGCAGATGTTAAAGCAGATTTAGAGACAGCTACTCGTGGTTCTGGTTCTGAGACTGAATATGTGTTTACCCCTGCTTCACGTTACGCATCTGCACGTACACTTGTTGATGGAGAAGTTGGTGCAATGCACGAGATTATTTTTATCGAGTCTGAAGGTGCAGTAGTTTATCGTGGTGAAGGTGCTGATGTCCCTGCTGATTATGCAGGTACTTTACAAAACGATGGATCTAAGTTCGATGTATTCCCTATTCTTTTCCCTACTAAAGATGCTTTTGCGACAGTCGGTCTAAAAGGTCGTGGAAGAATCAAATTCAACAAACAATCACCTGAACAAGTTGATAGCAACAATCCTTATGGAACAAACGGGTTCTTCTCGTACAATATGTATTACGGTGGTATCATCCTTGAAGAGGAAAAACTACTTAAAGTTCTAGTAGCTGCACGTAAATAATAGAGTTATGCACAACCTAACCCATGCACAGCAGTGTGCTAGGGTTATGTAACGTATTTCTCACACACTACTCTTTCATACTCAATTGACACTTGATCTATATTTATTTTTACGGTATACTTCATTATTACATAACATAGATAAAGGACAATACTAACATGAGTAAAGTAGAACAATCATTAGAAACATTGAAGCAAGAGGCTGATGAATTAGGTATTAAATATAGTGGTAACATAGGAGTTACAGCTTTGCAAGCTAAGATTGACGCACACTATAAGAAAATAGAAGAAGGAGACTCTTCTAATAGTGTTAACGAAATCCCTGGAGTACCTACAAACAATACAACTTTACCTACAAAAGCAAAGTCATTTTTAGAAAAAGCCAGAGATGCTGAAAAAGCAGCTCGTAAAACTCTTGTAGTTCGCATTCTTGATAACGATCAAAGACAAAATAACCATACTACTACAGTTACTGCCCATTGTAGTAATGCTATGTTTGATCTTGGGTCTGTAGTACTTCCATTAAACATGCCTGTAGAAGTTATGCAAGGTCATATTGACACTCTCAAAGAAGTTCAGATACCTGCTCACGTAAAAGACTACAAAACTGGACTTGCTACAACAGAACTTCGTCCTAGATATACTATTTCTGTTGTTTCAGATACTAAGTAAATATACTTACAAACACAATATAGTAGTGTAAAATGCCTGTAAATATCGATTCACTTACGTCTAATGTTACTGAAGATGTTTCTACATTCGAAGTTACTGGAGATGGTATTTTTGACAAATTAATGGAAACTATAACTAAACATATAAGTATTCAATACAAAGCAGGTAGAATATCTGGTAACGATTATGCTACAGTATACGTAACATCGTTACAAGCTGCTTTACAGCAGTCTATGGAATTTGTTCTTAAAGAGGAACTTACTAATTTAGAGATAGAAAAAGCTATAAAAAGCAATGCTTTATTAGACTGCGAGTTAGATAAGTGTAAAAAATTACTATTCAAAGAAATGCGTGGTATTAATTATACAGATAGTACAGATGTTTAGCGATAAGGAGTATAATAAATTATGGCAGTTGTATACAACAAAGAAGTAGTAGGTTCTTTAGATGTAATTCCTACATTTATAGCAATTATGCAAGAGTCTACTGGAAAAGATTCTGTTTATATTAGGGCTAAAGAGACTATGCAAAATTTCTTAGACTCTGCTAATATGTCTGACGTAGAGAAAGCTTCACAACTACAGCAAACACTTGTAAGCATAACTGCAAATCTTACAGACGCTGCATTAAACGCTTCTATACAAATAGCTAAAGAAGATAGAGAAGCTCCTTATAAATTGGCTGAACAGCGTGAGTCTACTTTACTAAAACAACAACAAAGAGAAAATCTTGCAAAAGAATATGATAACATGGTACTGCAAGGCGATGCTATGGAGATTGATACACAGTTGAAAGTAGTTAAAGGGTGGGCAGAACAAGCTGCTATGGAGAAAGACTACGGCATTGACTTGTCTAATCTTCCTACTACATCTACTGTAAAACTACCTGAAACAGCTATACGTGATAGGGGTACTAGATGGGAACAGATGCAGCAAACCAAAATGTCTGTGTATGCTACGTTAGCTAAATCGTATAGGGAGAACGGTGTGGTATCTTGGACTGTAGATGATGAAACAAACAAAATCAACACTATAACTGACTTAGCTCCAAACACACCTGGTCTAACTAAAAGACAAGAAGACGTAGCTATACGACAAAAACAGTCATTTAATGATAATATGGCTCAACATGCTGCAAATTCAAGCGCTAATATGATAGGATTGTTACTATCTGCAGCTGATGCAGGTGCTATCACTGATAATGACGTAGATAGATGGCGTAGAGCTTTAGATTACTTACTGTCAGGAACTACAAACTAATCATGATTACTGATTTTGTTGTACCTAAGGGAAAATATTTTCAATTTTACTTAAATATAAGAGAGGCAGATAGTTTTATCGCACAGAATTTAGATTCTTGCGACTCTGCTAACTTTACGTTGCTAGAATCTGATACGTTAAATAATGTATTTACAGAGGCGTTAGAAATAGTCGATTCTGCAAATGGTAAAGTAAAAGGGTCTATAGATTCTGCAGTTACTGATACATTAAAAGTAGATAGGGGAAATAAAGAAGATAACTATTACTTAAAGCCTACATATAAGCTTAACATATATCTAACTTTTTCAGATGACACTCCACCTATAACTGCATCTATAGACAAGGTTTACATACTACCTACATAAGTTAATTCTTATGTATTGTGAAAAGGCATAAATAAATGGATACAACTGTACACGTTGACGGCACACCAACAGTTAGCGTAGAATCTGCTAGTATAATAGATGCAGCTATACCAACTACATACAGTTCCAACAAGGCTATGCACACTGTAGAATCTTCTACAAATGTATTTAGCGTAGTTCCTAAAGGGTTTTATTCTGGTAATTTGTCAGGTAATATACCTACATGGCTTGATGAAGCAGTTACTCAAGCAGTTGCTAATGGAACTGTGTCACTGTCGCAGGCTATAGCAGACCTTAACACATATGTAAACTCGATAGATGAGGGTGTACGTCAAAGTATCTCAAACATAAACAACGCAACTGAGAAACTTAACGGACTCATAACTACAGTGAAGACCGAATCTGAAGAAGGTATAGCTGCTATATCGGATGTGCTAGTAACTAAAGTTACTGCAGACGAAGCCTCTGCTATATCGCAAACTGTAGTAGGCTCTGTTTTTTCTGGAGATGGTAATGAGATTGTAAACAGTTGGCTTATTAATAGTATGAAAACATACACTGACGCTACTACTGCAAATACTACAACAACTAATATGTTAGTATCTGCTATAAACAACCCTAACACAGGGTTGGAAGCAACTGCAGCTAATATTGCTGCTGGGTATGCAACTGTAGGGCTAAACTCTGACGGTACTCTTAATTCTATGGCTGGAGAGCTTGGTAGATTGACTGCTACAGCGTACGGAATAGAGGCTAGGCTTATTACATCTGACGGAGTAGCTTCAGGTAAATTTGAAGAATGGGATGAAACGTCAGACCCTAAAATAGGTATGATACACACAGAGCCTGACGGTACTATATTTCAATATTTTGGTGGATCTTACGATGAAGGGTATCAAATAGGTTGGAAAAAGCTGGATAAAAATATATTTAGAATTACATCTGATCTTAACGGTAAGATAGATGCTATAGCAGACGGTCTACAAAATCAGCTTGACGGTAATATAACTACTTGGTTTTTTTCTGGCTCTCCTGAATTTTCTGAAAATGATGCAGATTTTGTATCATCTAACAACGAAGCTGATTTAACTGCTGGATCTTTGATATGGAGTCTTGTTGATAGATGTATGTTTGTGTACAACGGTGATGACAATACCGTTGATCTTACTACTGTAACCTTTGTTACTGATACTGACTATACACCTGTGTACAAGTTAAATAATGCAGATAAAGACTGGTATGCTGATGACAACGTCGATACATCGTACGGGTACGTGTGGTATGTAGATGACTCTATACAACCAGTACTTGATACCACTGTTGACGTGTCTATTGTTACAAGGGTGCAACATGTAGGTGATTTGTACTACGATAGAATTACAGGATATGCTTATAGGTTTGCGTACGAAGATTTACCTGATGATACACCAGACAGAGGTACTTATTTCAGTTGGATAAAAATAACTGACGTAGATATAACTAAAGCACTTGCTGACGCAGCTCAAGCTCAAGATACTGCTGATAGCAAGCGTAGAGTATTTGGTGGTTCATATTTAGTTGACGGACATCCTTATACTCCATACGACGAAGGCGATTTGTGGGCTAGAGAATTTACTGAAGGCACTGAGATGTGGAAGTCTACTGTAAACAGGGCTAGTGGAGAGTCATTTAATGAAGTAGATTGGGTAAAAGTCAGTACTGATACAGTTGTTGCTGTATGGGCTGCTGGAGCTAGTAAACTTATTACTGACCCCAATACAGGTGCTATAACAGGTTGGAGTTTTGCTGACGGTAGTGCTATAGCTAGTGAATTTGTTATAAACGCAGATACTTTTTACATCAACAGCTCGTCAAACCCTTCTTATAAACCGTTTGTTGTTGATGGAGATCTGATTAAATTTAATGGATACGTGTCATTTGACGGTCTTGGAATAAATTCTTACAGTACTACAATAGACGGTGGTCTCATTGAAACCAATACACTAAATGCTGATACAATAAAAGCAGGTAGTACAATAACTTCACCTGTTGTAGTAGGTGGTAAGTTTATAGGTGGTGTTGTGTCTGGAACTATACTTCAAACATCATATAAAGATTATAGAACATCCTTGTTACAAAGTTCACTTACTAATCACCAATTTTCAGAAATACCTAATTCGTTCGGATGGAAAGAAGAGTTAGAACGTTACGTATTCGCTAAAGATACTGAAGGCAACTTGTTAAAAGATTATGATGATATGTTTAGAATACCTACTACAGAATCATTTACAGCTCACGGTAGGAATATTGATGTTATCAGATCTCTATCCGAAGACAACGAAGGAACTGTTGTAGGTATTTTAGCTGGAATATACTCAAGCAGTGCTCTGTATCACTCTGGTATAGACGAAGATACTGAATTTTTTGAAGGTGCTATATTCGGAAATAGATTAATACATAACAATCTATGCTATTTATCAAACTTTCCTACGTCTACATATATAGAACTGCAAGCAAATACCGGTAATGGAGAATATCAAGAACTTGAAACAGATGTAGTTCTAAACATTTTTGGTAAAACCTTGCACATACACTGTTTTGTAGAAAAAAAGCATTATGCAGACTTGACTACAAACAACGATACTGGATTTTCTATAAGTATTGATGATTCTGTTATACATTCATATACTGTACAAGGCGATGAAACTGCTAATGAACATTTCGACCTAACTATAAATATTTCTGAATATTTAGCGTGTACTATAAATGTTTCTGTACAAAACTATACTAGTACAGACGGTTCTACAAAAAACTGCGTTGTTATACTAGACATGAAATTTGCTGATATGGATTCAATTAGAGAAATTGAAGTTTATGGAGATGATTCAGAACTCTGTACATATTACTCATATAGTAGAGTTAAACGTGGTTCTGGAGATGCTCCGTTAGCATGCGTTCATTCAATAAATTGTGATGACTTTCTTGTTACAAACATAATATAGGATGTTTGATGTATTTAGAGATAGACCTATACACTCCTAAACTTAATGAATACACTAGAGCTCTTAAAGTTAAAAACACTGTATTAAAATACTTTCCTAAAAAAGTACTAGATAATGGAGATACTGTGTTTGACAAACTTTATGTGTGGAAAGGGTATGTACCTGACGATACTGGAAGTAAAGAGTTGTATAAGTTGTTTGGAACATCTGTAGATGAACTAAAGTCTAATAACTGGGACCATGTAGAATCTGCTTGGATGTATTTTAAACCATTCCATTTAGAATCTCCTACTCTGTCTACGTACAATGTAAATAATTTTATAGATACCAATATAGATACTGAACAAGAATATAAAGTAAAACTTCTATATACACAAGAGTTTATGACAGATCAAGTATCATCAGTAAATATATCAGACGAAGAAATACTAAAAATGTGCTCTTCTGGTTATACATCTAGCACATTATTCAATACTACTGTAAACCCATTTAAGTCTGGTATGATTTCTTTTGATAAAGAGGTATCTGCTTGTATTTTTATAGCATTGTTAGATTTGAATAATGATATGTTTGACACGTCGTTTAGTATTCTTAGTAGAACAGTCACCGAAACAAGTAATAGACAAGCAAAACTAGGTAGAGGCAACTATAGACCTAACATGCCAAACTCTGTAACACATACAGTGAAAGCTTCTGTTATTTTTAAATTTAGAATAAAAAATACTTCAAATAACGATAAGTTCTTGTCAAACGTAATAGATATATCATTAACTGCATATAATGACAAATTTGACTTCGGTGCTCAATGTTCTAATTTAGTGCACAAATTTAACCCAGTTACTGATGATGAACTACTTACTGAATACAGTAGCTCTCCTATATTTTCTACAAGTTCTGATTCGTCTACCTATATAAGGTATGACGCTGCTAAAGAACTAAAACCACAAGACTTTTCCAGTATGGTACTCAATAGTTTAGATACTGATTTTGAACAAGAATCTTGTCATGGGTTTAAATGTGCTTTAGGTGCTTTACTTATGATAATAGTCATTGTAGTATCTGTAGTACTTGCTGCCCCAACTGGAGGAGCTTCGTTAGCTAGCATACCTGCAGCAGCAGCATTCTTTGGTATGCTATCTCTGTATCTTACAGTAGGAATACTTGCATTATCTTTAACTGCTAAGTGGTTGTCAAACCACGGTGAATATCAGATAGCTATAAGCTTCGGTAATAGTATAGTAGTGTTAAACAAGCTCGCTCAAATTACTGGAATACTTGCAATGGTTACTGGAGTATACGCTACTATAAAAACACTAACCGACAAAGTCATTCAGCTTGCTACTGAACGTGCGTTAAATACTGAAGGTATTACTGTCTCAAATGCAGTTGTACAAGGTCAGGTGACAGCAGTAGATGCTGTAGTTAAACCTACCATAGTAAACTATACTGAAGCAGTTGTAGAACTATCTGTAGATTCTATTACATCCGTTTTTAGTAATTTTAGTTCTAATCCGTTAGCTGCTATAAATAGAATTACCGATATTGTTAATTACGGATTTAATATATACACTAAATATATAAACCCTACAAATAATATTCCAGCAGGGTCTACAGAAGATTCGCAGGTTCTTGATACTAGTTCTACTTTTGAAATAGAGTTTAGACAAAAATTTAACGATGATTACATATACGCAGAACTCACTGACCAAATAGATATACAAATAGACAATATGTCTACACCTGGAGTTATTAGAAGTACACTTGATAGATACTTTAAAGCCTAACGTTTCAATAATTATGTTATAATTATTGAAACAATACACTATTTATGAGGTGCTTATTATGCAAAACCCTTACAGTAACCTATATAAAGTCGATCCACTTACAGGGTTCAATACTCCTAAGACTGATTATGACAATTTTGTAGACGGCGTAAACAATGAATTAGATTTATACGATAAAGGTATTCCTACAGTAAAAAACGCCAGCAACTTACACAGTGGTACTCAACTAAGTTTAGATGATTTAGATTTCAGTGTTAATGGACTTGGTGGCACATTACTAGGTGTTGGACAACTCGGTCTTGGAGTAGCCAGTTATTTGAACAGTAAGAAAACTGCTGACGCTCAACGTAATCTCATGCAGCAGCAATACGACACTAATAAATATGCTTTGGACAAAACTAAAGCAGATAATCAACACTTATTGGAAGTATTCAATCCGTCACAAGCAAAACAGTCGAGCAATGGTATAGTTGCTACTGGTGGTCTTGCTTCTATGTTATCAAAATAAAAGGTTTATCGCTATGGCAACACCAAGATTTAATTTTAATACACAGCGAGTAGAAGACCCTACTAAAGGTGCTACTGCAGCGTTAGGAAATATCGCTGCAGTTATGAAAGCAGCTAACGATAGTACATTAAAACAGCGAGAGGCTGATAATTCTGATATGTTACTTGCTTCAAACATTGCTTACACTGATAGTAAAAATAGTAGAGAACAGCAATTATTCGATCTAAAAATGAAAGAAGCTGCAGACAATGCTGACAGACAAGTAAAAAAGGACACTGCAAATGATGCAGTATTACAGCTTTATGCTAAATTCAACCCAAATAATATAGGAAGTAGTAAAGGTCTTGAAAAAGTTAGCGACAGAATATCTGCATTTTATAACAAAGGTGTCAACAAAGCTGAACAAAGAATAGCAGAGCTTGGGTTAAACGCTGATAACGGAGATGGAGATGCTATAGCAAAAATTTACCGTGAGTCTATATGGGGAGACGGGACTACAGAAGCCGAAGCATCTACAAAAAGGCAACAACTGCAAAAAATTTATGACTCTAACACACTAGGTAAGAATGAAGCGTCTGCATACATTAGAGAAATGCTAGCATCAGCTGGCGCTGGTCCAAATGTTATAAACACTACTATCAGAGATCTCGCTGCAGGGTTACATGATTACGACAAAGAAGATTCATTAACTGCAGATAGAGTAAACAAACAAAACGATAAACTAGCAAAGTTGGCTTTAGATGTAGCTAAAGTTAATATGACTGCTGCAAATAAACGTGGTAATATACTAGCTAAAAAGAAAAGATCTGGTGTAAGCAATTCAATAAAAACATCAGACTACCAGAAAATATTTAAAACTCTTAACGATGATAGATACAGACTATCTGAAGATGCTACATCTACTCTAAAAAATCAGCTACTTAAAATGCAAGCTGCTGGGGTACCTTCGTACGAAGTCTCATCATTGCTAGAAGGTGTAATAAAACCTGGAAAAGAAGGAGTTTTATTTGATGATGCAGGTGGGTATCAGACAAAAACATTTTCATCTTATGCTAAACATCTTATAAATAAATACGGAAGTAATAGAGGCAGATCTTCTAACGTTCACGTACCTGTAGTTCGTACACTAAACCCTGCAAACTTTATGCCTAAACATGTTACTAGTACTGACATCGCAGACGCTCGTAATACTGGCACAGAAGCTCGTGGTAACATGCTACTTGACATGATTCTGCGTAGAAAAAATAAGTAGCTTACAAGGATATACCATGGAGTACGATATTTCACAAGCAGGTTCTGCTGCTGTAGACAATTTTACTACTGCTGTAGAAAATGATTATTCGTCTTCTGCAACAGAAGAATACAAAACAAATAAATTGTCTTCTGTTGCGCAAGATAAAGTATCAAGACTTTCTGGCAGATCTGTCGCACCTGACATATCTCCAGAAGCTGCATACGCTTTAAGCTCGTTTGACGAAGTACCAGAAGGTACATCTTTTTCTGATGACTACTCTTCTAACCTATCTGCACTCACTAATACTGTAAGGGGTGGTGTTGGAGCATTTGCAAGTACAGTAGTAAATCTTCCATTGCAGTTAGCTTCTACATTAGAATCTGCTGCTACTTACGGATCGTCTAAATACTTATATGGAAAATCTGATGAAGATGCTTACAAAGATGCGCAAGTCGCTAGTTTTTATTCTGCTGATACAGCTAACGATCTTACACATATGTTACAAGGAGAGCAATTTACTAGACACCATGCTGCTAAACAATCCGAGTTTGACAAGACATTCAAAGAGTCTGGGCTATCCGATTTTGACATTTTTAACCCATCAGAATCGTTAGATAAATTAGACGGAGGTAAGGTAGTAGATACTGTAAAAACTGCCTTTAGTGATGTAGATTCTACTGTGGATTCTTTAGGACATGTTGCAGGGTTTTTACTAGGTATACCTGAAAAAGGTTTAAGATACTTAATGTCATCATCTGTTGGAAAAGTCACAGCTCACCAAGCTGCTAAAAAAGAATTGTCTAAACTCATTGATAAAGCTGCAAAAACAGAAACTAAAATAAGTACTGGTTCAATCAGTAAAAGTGATGTCCTTAACAAGGGTATTGTCATAAACTCTATAGATGATTTAAGTAAAGCAGCTAAAGCTAAATATATCACATTCGCAAACCCGTCTGTAGAAAAAGAGGTTACTAAACAATTAGCCAAGTCTACAAGAGTTTTAGATAATGTAGGTACAGGTTTAAAAACTAGGGCTTGGATTCTTAATAATTCAAACAACCTAGCACTAGCTTCTGATATGTCTTTACAAGATCTTGATGAATACCAGAAAAAATATGGTGACATGCCTACACTCACACACGCTTTACTTGGTTACGGCGCTAACTTTGTAGGAGCTAAGTTAGAGCTATGGAGTGATAAACTTGCTTTAGCAGGTACTCCACAAGGAGTATCAGAACTTGTTGCAGGTATGGGTAAAACGAAGGCTAAAAAATTCGTAACAGGGCTTGTTGCAGGTAGTCTTAGCATGCTTGAAGGTGGTATAGCTGAATTTCCTGCAGAATTTGTACAAAGTGCTATACAGAGTTTTGACTCTAGCTATAAAGACGAAAGTACTTTTACAGAAAGCGTAAAAAAGGCATTTAACGACGGTTTAAAAGGTTCTATATATGGACTATCTTCAGGTGTACATATGTCTACACCTAGAGCATCTATTAAACCATTTACTAACATGATAAATAGTGGTACATCAAATACGTATGATGCTGTAAATACTATAACTTCCGACAACGGAGTTTCACTTAAGCAGTCAATAGCCAACGAGACAGGTGTCCCTGCAGAAGACCATAATGTAGTTATAAATAGTATTGAAACTGCTATGAATACTGCTGACACACCTGTCAACGAACTGTTTACGCCAGATGAACTTAAAGCAAATCGAAATCTTGTTGATAACTATGTGCTTACTCTAGGAGATGAAGTAAAGCGCATAGACTCTATTATTAGTGATGACAACAACGAGCTTACAGAAGAAGATAAAACCAATCTACTAAGTAAAAGAAACGATTACAGTGCAGGTATTGCCAAATTTATGGAAATGCGCGAATACCTAGAAGATCCAGATACAGGATATACGTTAAATAGTAGACCTGTCAGCTCTATAGAAAAAGATCTAATGTCAGTATCTGAGCAGTTGAAAGAAAGTCCATCAGACAACAAACTTAACAAGCTTAAAAGATACCTTGAAATCGAGAAATATGTTGCAGAACACCCTGCTGTAAAATCTACAGGTGTAATTGGAGATAGTGGCGTAGATACTGTAGGAGATGACATAAAGTCTAGTATTAACACTACTCGTATTCAAGGATTGTTTGGTGGGTACACTGATGACGGATACCGTACAGGTATTATGCATATGATTAAACCGTTGCTTAATCAAGATAATACAAAAGAGCAAACTACAGCAGCTGTAAACAATATAAATAGATTTATAGGATCACAAGTAGCTAAATACGATGCTCTTATTAAGTCTAAAGATAAGTACGAGTCTAATGGGAATGTCCCTGTAAAGGTAAACTATAAAACACCAAAAGGTACTGTACATAACGTCGTATACAACGGAAAACAGTCTGATAGTTTTTTAAAAAATATAAAAACAGATATAGATTTATACAACAACATACTTGAGATGGCGTTAGGCAAGCCTTCTAGCAATGGCATAGATAATAATACACGTACCAGTAGTACAGTACAAGCTACTAAATCAGTTGACAATTATGACAGTATACCAGATAATGAGAAAAATTCTATAAAACAGCTTTTGACTGAATCAGCTAACAACAACTCTTCATTATCGTTAAACAGTTTACTTACAAAATCAGCTGTGCATAGAAAATACACCAGAGAGCTAGCTAACAAACTTGGCATTAAGCTAAGTGTACGTGACGGTTCTATATTTGTGAATACAGAAAAACCTACGTCTGGTAATACTGCAACTAAACCTGCTAATAATATTGTACAAAACAGTAGTAAAGACAAACCTAAGTCTGTTACAGACAAAATAAGTACTTCCAATGTACAGTCATCCAATAAATTATCATCTCATGACGCTAAAGCAATTGAACAAGTTATTGATAACTTACTTAACGGTGGAGAAGATGTAGACGTAAAAAACAGCATAGTAGCAAAGACAAAATTACATAAAAATTATACAAAAAAAGTCGCTGATAAACGTGGTATAAAACTTTTTATTAATAAAGGTAAACTAAAAGCAAGGAATGGTGGTAAGCATGAAACCTCAAATAAAGGCATTAAAAGAAAGACTAAAGAAGGTACAACAAATGAAAAAAGAAGGAAATCAGTTACTGTCAAAGACGAAAGTAGCTATGAAAAAGATTCATTAAACAATGCCGTAACTCGTAGTAACAATTTATTGAATCTAAACATGTCTACACAAGAATTGATTGATGTTTTAATTGATGAATCTTATACGCAGTCAAACCTAGTTGAAAGTGCTAGAGTAATTGAAATAACTGCTAATAAACTACTTGATACTGATAACAGTATATCAATTGATGAAAAAACGCAGCTAAATTTACTAGTAGATTTAGCTAATGAGCTTATTTCATTACACAATGTAAAAAAAGAGCTAACTGCTTCTGCAAATAAACTCAACAATGTGCGTAACTTTTATGTAAAACTTCATCTAAATAACATCAATAAATGGCTTAATAAGTATACTGACACTTATAAAAAACTATCTACAAGTAGTAAAAGAAAAGCTACAAAAACATTTAATACGCTTGCAGGTAGTAGGATAGTTTCTTCAGGCAGGTTAAAAAATACCAAGAACAAAGATGCTGTACTGCTTGGTGACATAACAGACAATAAAGAACTGTTTAATACTGCCATGCAATTATCTGGTAATGAATATTTTAACCTTGTATCTGATACTGAATCATACAGTAAAAGAAAATCTAGCATAGAAAGTCGCATTAAACGATTTAGGAATGAGGCATCGTTTTATAGTAGTAAACGTAATAAACAAGTAGCAAATCTTACTTCTGTAAAAGATAGTGTAGCTAGTAAGGACCTTGTTGATAAGTATAACGTATCTACCGATACACTAGAGTCTTTACACGAATTTTTAGGGGGTTGTAAATAGATGGGTAAATGTAATATGAAAGTATCCAATGAGGATATAGCAAAGTTTTTACAAAATAGGTATAAAAGTATTGACGCCAAAGATGTTACAGCTTTACATAAAGCAGTTGTCGATAATGTTTCACTATCTACTCATTTTACTGCAAATCCAAACACAAGGTCTAATCTAAATAACGTAGATCACACAACAGACCCTCATATAAAGATAATATTTGACAATATCCATAGCCTTATAAACAATATCTCTGTTAATGACAATTTTGATAAAACCTTTATAAATCCTTCTTCTGGGTATAGTGTAACTACTGGTTGGCAAAGTTTTATAACTACTACGTTTACTGACGTAACATCGCTCGACAGCAATGGAAACAATATAAAACATAGACAGTTTGTTGATGTAAATATTCCTAAAGCTATTGCACTTGCTACAGCTAGTGTGCTTTCTGATTACGTAGTCCCACTACTACCTGGTAACAGAAGTGACGAAGCTGTACGAGCACTTACTTTCAAAGATAAAAAATCTTACATATCTCCATCATTACGTAAATCTGTTGGAAATTTTGACGCTCTATATAATCCAACAGTACAAGAAATAGGTATAAAAGCCTTTAAGCTACTAGGACTTAAACCTGCTGACAGTGATGTTTTTAATAACGATAACATAATGGAAACTTTTATAGCAGAACTAGGTATGATAGGGTTGCATTCAATCCCTGGATTTAGTGTAATGTACCTGCGTGAAGTTGATAAAAATAACATGCTTACTAATGTAACGTTACTTAATCCAGACACTAAAGTTGTCATATTTCCTAAACAATATTATAAGAACGACGACAGTGTTACTAATACTGTAAAAATAGTTTCTCAATACAACAATAAATTGCATGTCAATATAGGAGATAAGAACTCTGTATCTAGTATAAGGTCACAAATGGAGCTTGCTACTCATACTGCTGAAGATAAGTATGGTATGTATAAATATCCTGTTACAGACTATAAAAACTTAAATATTAAAGGAGCTACGTCAGTAATTGGTGACAATGAGGTTAGTACTGTACATAGAAATGCTTTAAAACGTCTAGGTACTACTGGAATGTATCATAAACCAGGATACGTAAAAGCCATAGAATCTCTCAACTCAATAGTATATGATGACGGTTCAACACATCTTACGAAGCTTCTTGGGTATATAGATCCATCTACAGTGATTAAAGGTCTTAAAGAAAAAGTCAACGGCAAAAACAAAATGATAACTGATCTTGTTGACAATTACTTTGACGCCGTATCAGAATTTGGTGTAAATAATCCTATGTACGCTAAATTTGATATTGTTGCAAACGGAAGATTTTACTTAGACAGCAACAAGTTTAACTATCAAGATAAAAAACTACATCGTATGGGAGTATACGCAAAAACAACACCTGTCAACAGTGCTAATATAAATACTTTTAAAATTGCTATCGCACAGTCTTTTGGTGTTAAAACTGACAAAATGCTTCCATCTGACTCTATAAATAGTTACAAACGTATTTCCGATGATATACTAAATAACGTAACTGACGAATTATCTGATGTATATAATATTATTAAAGAAAGTGATGATAATACTACTATAGACAGTGTTAGAAATACTGCAGAGTACGTTAACGCGTTAGTCTCTATTATAGATTATGTCACTAGTAAATATAATAAAGAAGATCCTGAACTTGCTATATCAGGTTCAGTAGAATTTTTAGATTATGTTATAAATACTGACATGTTAAACAGTTCTCACGAATCTTCAATAATGCCTGAAGGTGACGGTAAAACTTCTGGTAGAGGTATTAAACTTGTACTATTTCCATTGTTTGACACATTTGACGAATATGTTAAAGAACTTGAGCGAGTAGGTGTATACGTTGAAGGAAAATCTGGATTCAAAAACGTAGCTGAGTTTGAAACAGACAGCAGTACTTACGATGCTTATAACTATCCAGCCAAAATATTTACAGATACTTTAAAATCGTTTTCAAATATACCAGAAGCTTTAAAAGTACTCATAGATCCTGACTTCAATGGTGGTGTCATAAGCAGATCGTTCATGAAATCACCTGTAATGGTAGCTGATTATGGCGCTGGTATAAAAAGCATTGTAGACAATATCATACAGTCTGCAGAAATAAATTTTTATGACTTAGTTAACAATTACTACCAAGACACTGTTGACAATAGTATTGACAATACTACACTACCTATATACATAAAAGATAAACTGTTTTTATTTGCCGATACTCAACATAGTATTATAGATAGGCTTATGTCAGATCCGTCTAATTTTGAATTAACTTCTAAAGAACTGTCACGTCTTAAATCTTATATTATGTACAACTCTCCGTACCCTTTAAAAGATTCTAAAGGCAATATACTAAGTCCGTCTTCTGGTGCAGTTGAATCTGCATACAAGGCTTTAGAGGTTACATTTGATAAATTTCTTGGTAAATATATTTCTCTTAATAATAACCTTAACAGTGCTATAGTTACTCAGTTTAAACTAGGAAAACTTTTGTTAGATAATAAACTACAAAAAAGATATAATTACTTAGTAAACAAATATGGCAGTGCTACACTAGTGCCACCAGTCACTAAAAAAGAACTATACGGTATGATAGCTGACTTATCTGATGTATTTCCTGTAATCAATACAGCTTTAAATAAATCAGACGGTAACAAAGCAAGAATGTTGATAGCTTCATTTGAAAAGGCGCGTAAAGGTTCTAAAGAATTGCTAGGAAACGTTTCTCCTACAGGTGCTATACGTATTGCAGGTAAAATGCATAACTCAGCTATAGAAGTATATTCTTTAGTAGAGGCAGTTTCTTCTGGAATGGTTTTACCTGTACACTTTTTTGATTCTGGTGTTATAGCCCATCCACTATCCGTGTTTGATGGTATAGGTATCCACGATGGTTTAATGACATCTATAGATGATATTGTAGACAGTGTTTCACTTTATAACAAGGCTTGGATTACTATGGCTAAAGACTATAGTCCACTTCAAGAAGTAATAAAAAGTAGTTTACGCACCTTAAAAGAAGTTACTGAATTTACAAATTCTTCTGACTTAAACGCATTACCAATCGAAGATTTAATGTCTTTTAGTAACCTACTCCAATCATTAATTACGTCCATAAAAACTCTTGACGGTTATGATTCCACTGCTTCTAAATTAAAAGAAAAATTATTTAATTCTGACTTATATGTATCTCAGATGTACTTTCAGTCAGTAGATCCTGGAGGAAACCTACTAGACGGTTCATATAAGTACAATTCTTCTAAAGATTCTAAATTGCATTATACTACTGTTTTGAAAGGTTATGATGGTTATGGTACAATTTTATCTGCTGCTAACACAGCTGTAGGTATGTTGAGCAATATACTTGAACCCAGTGATAAAAATACATCATCGTTAAAAGCTTTTGATGATTATTTGCATGAAGTAGACCTTACTATAGAACAGGTGTACGAAATTCAGAAAGCAAATGCACTATACCTACAACATACTGATGCTAAAGTTTTTAGAGGGTCATTGTTTGAATATGATCCACAAAAAGACGTGATTACTACTATACCTAAAGAGTATATGGATGAATCAGAATACGAAGTCTATTTAGCGCATGAAATTCGTCATAGAATTACATATGATTACTTATCACGTAATATACACAGTAATGAAGTAAAGTATTTACTAAAAGCTGTAAAGAAAATAGCTAAAGATTTTGACGTTACAGGTAATATTACTTTTGATGATATGGCTCTTTTTAATAGGCTTAAATATATGACTAGTAAAGGAACTGATTTAGAAAATGTTGCAGAAATTGTAGCTATTTTAAGTTCTGAGCCTAATGTTAGAAATGCTTTTATTAAGCATTTTCCACAAAAAACTCGTAGCAAATTACATGAATTATTCGATAAACTAAAAGAGTATTTAGGCATCTATAGCGATCCTGCTTACATTATACCAGTAATCGATAATATTGTTGAAGAAAATTTACCTAAAACTTTACGCAAAACGTTTTCATACAACAATTTAAGTGATGCTACTGTACAATTTATAACAGATTTAGTAAAGGAGTGTTAACCATGCAATGTAGCACACATCTTACAAAGGAACAGATAGATAAGGTAATTAGTATGAACCCTGATACTGATCCAAGCATTATCGTAAAAGAGGCTAATGCAGCCTATTATGACAGAATTAAAAACAAATCTGTACTAAATCGTAGTAATAGTTCTGATACTCTTTTTAATTTTAGTGATGTAGATAGTACTGTTTTGCATGAACTTATATCAGGTAAAGAGTTGTTTAAAGGTGATGTTAATACTATAATTACTCAGCTAAATAAATTAGACAGAGAGTCTGCTTACTACGATGAAGACCATAGTAAGTACTTACATGATGTACTATCTCAATTTCAAAGTACTGTAAAAGAACTTAGATCTTATTCTGTCAACGTTACTAAAGACTTTATTGAAGGTTTAACAGAACCTGTAGGAGAACATAGTAAAAATAAGATATCGATTGCAACTGCAAAAGGTATAGCGTCCAGTATCTTAAATCTTACAAACGAAGAAACTTTAGTACATGAGTATACTCATGCATTTACCAGTGTAGTGTTCAACAAAGAGCTAGGTATTTATGCTACTGATATCAAGAATCAATTACGAAGTTTGTATGAAACAGCCAAAGACAATCTTACATATAAAGACTTGCTTGATGGTATCAGTAATCATTCTAGTACTGATGTACAACTTGCTAAACGTATGTATGATTATATATTTAACGGAAACATACTAGACTATTCTATACAAGATGCTAATGCCAGATATGCAGAGTTTTTAGCTTACGCCATGACAAACAAACAATTTAAAAAAGCTTTATCAAAAATCGAAGCGTATCCTAATGAAACTGACATTATGGATAATAATGTAAAATCTACTTTGTATAAATTGTTTATGAGAGTAGTTAATTTTGTTAACAATATAACTAATAAAAAGTTTAAAGTAAGTAAAGACAAGACTGCTACCGTAGATTTAGAAGTTGGTAGACTACTTCTTGAAATAGGTAAGATAAATCAAAAATATGGGTACAAAGCAGTAGAAACAATAAACGAACCGTTAGACCAAAGAGTATCAAAAACTGTTATAAACAATTTAGAAAAGTTAGATAACAAGCTTTTTAAGTTTACTACAAAAAGTACTGAAAAGTTTTTTAACAGTATTGATATCAACGTATCTCCAGATGATAAAGAACAGTTTGCTAAAGTCGCTAAAAAGTTGAATAACAATATCAATAAACTGCGTAAAGATATTACGTCCAAAGATTTAAGTTTGTTTAAAAAATCCTATGCCTACGCTGATATTATATACAATATCAATAAATTATATTATCTATCTAAAAAGACAAAAAATAAAGAATTTTACAAAAAGTTAAATGAGTTTATGCACCAGTTCGATGCTTTAGGTTTGCATTATTTAACAGATGTTATAAAAGACTTCAAAACAGGTAGTAGCACATTTGTAGAAATTAGTGATAAAGCTATGCAGTTTAAAACACATTTAGATAGAGTTAGAGATATTTATTATAAAGGTACGTTAAAATTTTTACTTGAAGAATTTAAACATTTTGATATGAAACATAATCGTAATATCGAGTATAATAAAGTACTAGATAGGGTAATACTTCGTACAGATATACAAAGCGTTACTACTAGTGTTAACGAACTTAAAAAACTATTGTCTAATGCAGATTATAGAAGAAATAAAATAGCATCTATTGAAGATGAATTAAAAACTGCTATCGCTACTACACTACTTGATGAGATAACTATAGGAGATGGAATTGTAAATGACTGCAAAAGTTTAGCTTCATATATGACAACAGGTGTAGGACATAGAACAAATGCTGTAAACATAGCTAGACGCTTTGGGTCATTTAATGTTATAACTTCTGATGAATTTCCTAACATACAAGAAGCATATAATATCAATGACATAGTTAAAAAAATAGATAAGCTTACAAGCTTATATGCTCTTGACAACAACACTGAAAAAGACTTTAAAATGATGCTAGATCTTATAGCTAAAGATCGTAACGGAGTTGAAAAATTTATTAACACAGCGTTTGGAGCTGCTGTTGCACATTACGAAGATTTTTATACTGCAGATAATTTACACAATCTTGTCAAGGGGCAAGGACATATACGTTATGATAGAGACAAAGAGCTTATATTTGCTCCATTGTCTGATTTAACAGAACTTAAAAATGCTGGATACCATTTTGTTAGAAAGATGAAACAAGATTCTATGGATACCGATGATACTCCTTACGGTGTTTTTTATACTACTGATCGTATGAGTAACAAAAGAGTTGACGGTACACTAGGCTTGCAGCAATTAAAAGTTCACGGTCTTTTATTAAGTCAAAAAATAATGTATTCAAATCCACACTTAACTGGCAAAAAATTAGGTGATAGGATAACAACTGCTATAGCAGAAGCAAGATACTCTAAAAGTGGATTGTATGAACACATGTATCCAGTGTACAACTCAGAAGGTGAGATAATAGATTTCAGGTATGAGTTCCCTATCAACGAAAGAGAGGAGTTACAAGGTATAGAAGTACGTGGTATTGAAAATCTATCTCGTAGCATAGGACAGAAAGAATCGCAATTACGTACAAATACGCATAATAGGGAAATCATAGATATAATACTAGAAGATACTGATAAGCACGTAGATGAACCTGACTATGAGTTTTTAGTACTTCACGCACCTGAAAAAATTATTACACCTGAAGGTAAGGTTGTCGATAACGGTGCACGTACTGAAGGTGAAGAATTGTGGGGACTATTACCTGACGATGCTAAAAACTATATAATAGACATCAACAAATCTTCTGATAATAAATACGGAAAAAATGGTACGTATAGACATATAAAAATACGTAAAGAGTTACTTACTCAGCTGTTCGGATATGATGAACCAAGTATTACTGAACTACCTATATTTAAAAAAATATCAATGAAACGTGTAAAACAGTTCAAAACTATTGAAAGATATTGGATAGATCTTATTAGCATAGCTAAAAGCAATGTTGTAGTTAAAACATTAGAAACGCAATGGAATAACATAATGTCTAATGCTAAATTTTTCTTTTTTTCTGGAGTACCTCCAAGAGATGCAGGTAGATATTTAGCATCCAGTAAATTGTATCTTGAAGACTGGAAAAAGCTTGAGCGTAATATTAGGCTATTAGAAATAAGAGCAGACTCAGAAAAAACCAGTTCTCGTAAACACAGCATAGAAAAACGTATAGCAATGCTTAAAGCAAAGCAAAACGATAATCCCTTAATGCCGTTATTTGATGCAGGATTGTATCAGGTTATTTCTGAAGATATAGATGTAGAAGAAGACAACAACACTATTACTAAAGCTATTACAAGCAAGTTTGATAACTTATTATCTAAAAACACTACTCTTGAATCCGTCATAAATACTATCTTTTTGACAAGAAAATCTACAGCAGGTAAAATCTTAATACATACTATGCAAGAATCTGATTTTCACTTTAGAGCTGCTATATACCTTCATGGTATAGCTAATGGTAAAACTAAAAAAGAAATGCTTCGTAAAGTAACAGATAACTTTATAAATTACTCTAAAGTAACATCGAGCAGATTTATCAGATACCTTAACAATACAGCTCCTGAAGCTTTCTGGACATATTTTGCTAATATTCAAAGAGTTAATTGGGACCTGATTAAAGAAAAACCTGTACGAGTTATTATAGATACTTTAGGAAAAAATTTCACTGATTATGTACCTACTGATACTCTTGACAGTTCTTTTATATCTGAGCTAGGAAAACGCGCTAACCCTGTATATTGGGTCACTAACACTTCTAACCTGTTTGTAAGATCTTTCGATATACCTATTTTACACGTATTGCGAGGTTTTTAGACCTCGTTTTTGTTTTCTAATTCTTCTATACGTTTATCTATCTTTGTAAGCAAGTCATGTTTTAATGCCAAAGGCAATTGTTTAGAATTGTTTATCTTATTTTTATATTTTAGTATATCTGTCTTATCCATTGTATCTAGCATATGTAGTTGTACGTATGTTGTTTGTGTTTTCATATTACTTGTATTTCCTTGTTTGTTTATTTGTACTCTTATTATACATAAGTTTTTATAAACTTATTCATCATTTTTATCTTTATATCTACTAGTATGTTTGATAACATTACCCTCACAAAAGCCAAGATTGTTAGCAAGTATGTATTCAATGGGCTGTATCTTCATACCCTTATGTAGGTTAAAGTGGCTTATAATCAATACCCATATGTATTACTTCATATCTTAATTGATTATCTTTATATCTGTCAATCTTAACAATCCCAACATTTTCAGCTGTTTGTGGCTGATATGATGTTTCATATTTTACAGCTTCTGAAAACTCTTGAAGTGGTTTAAACGTATGACTGTTGATGTTGATACATACTTTACTATGCCTTACATTTTACACTCCAGTACTACCAAACCCATCGACACGCTCTTCATCTGTATCAATATCAAAGAGATATGACTTGTGTTCTAGTAGTGTTATTTGTCCTATTTTGTCATTTTTGTTAATAGTGTATCGAACTTCTTTGTTTGCAGCACTGTAGTTGTGTGTTTCCAACAACTTGAAAGAAA